AGTTGCAGCCTCATAGAGCTTGGGCGATACATCAGCTTTCTTTATTTCGGTCATTAAGACCTCCTTCTCGGTTATGACAACGTTACAACAACATTGCCTCCTAATACCCCATGTTATTAATAACAGAGAGTATTAGAAAGTAAGCTATTTAATACTACTTATCAAATTCAGACATCTCTCCATCATAGAACCAATTAAGGTATGCGTAGATGCTATGAGTGAAATGATTGTCTAATTCACATTCTTCTTCTTCTAGGTGTGCTTCGTCAAGAGATATTGTCTCAACTTTATCTGAATCTTCCCAATTCATTTCTTCTACCAAGTCTAGTTCATTGGTAGGCTTTCCCATATAAGGCAATGTTTTTAGTTCCATGTTATTCATCTCCTTCAAAGATAGAGTCTTGGCATGTTTGGCACATACCACTGATTTCATACTCACGTTCTGAGAGAGCATTACGAAATGGAGTGATAGGTTCCTTGCACAAAGGGCATTTCTTCTCTTGAATTGCCTTGATTGTTCCGGGGAATACAGCCTCTATTGCAGAGACCATATCAGGGTGTTTGTTTGACATTGGCGTTTTCATTTGCTTGCTACCTTGTTGAGTTTGAGGGTTGTGGGAAGGGTTTTGAGGTGTACACAGTACGTTGCCTCGGTGTGATAAGAGTCGTAAGGAGAGTTCTCCGCTTTGCAGTTCTTGTCTGATTGCTCAATGGTTGCCACTGAACAAGTTGCATTGATACATGCCAGAGTTATGATTAACCACATGATTAGTAGATTTCCCTTGGTGTATCCCATTTGTCAGGTGTGATACGAGTTGATTTGTAATGATCTACTTGAAGAGTCTCTGGATCATTGAGAGAGTTGAGTTCTTGAACCCATTGATCAGCGTTTAAAGCTGTATAACCAGCTTCTTCCAACATATGCATTGTCGAATGAAAGCTAGTAGTATCAGATACTAAACAACGTACTCCATGATGCCATTCAACATCGGATATACCAATGTCAGCAGGACGAACTGTAGCTAGTTCACCCAATATAAAAGCAGAATAACGATTAGCCAAAATAACCTCCTAATAAATAAACAAGGACAGCCGACTGACCGCCCTCACCCGAAGGGCGGCAGGCGGTGGCCGCTACCTTTCTAACTTTCCTGACAGCAGCAGCCGTGACTGCCCCCGCCGAAGGCGGTGCAGGCGCGGATGTTGCATGGTTAACAAGGAGTGTTACTAGTAACATTTGAAATGTTTCACGTGGAACAATCGAGAGAGCATCCATGAGATGGGTTATGAGAATTGGTGAGCATAAAAAAAGATGCTAAGAAGCATCTAATGATGACTAGCATCTATATGATTAGCCCTAAGGGAGGGTGATAGCGAACATAAAAAAAGGCCCCGAAGGGCCTGTTATTAGGAAGCTTTCTTAGCACGAGCCTCGCTCTGCGCTTTGAGCTTGGCTTGGAGTTCGCCAATCTTGGTGCAGAGATCGAGAGCCTCCCCTGCTTCAATGTTGTCGAAGAAGACCATCGACATCCAGACCTCTTTCATGAGGGATTTGGCGAGGGCTACTTGTAACCCTGCTGGCTTCTTGCCACACAATGCGTTGAAAGCTTTGAAATCGAAATCATTTTGCTGTGCCATTTTGCTAACTCCTATTAAGTTGATAAAGAAGAGAGAATCGCTTCCCTCACAAATCCCCCTGCGGGGGGCTTGGTCGCCTCTGGCGACTTGCTAACGCAACTGGGCTTTAGCCGTGCGTGACAGGTTCCGACGCCGCTTGCGGCTAGGGTTCTGGCGCGACAGTTGCTTTGGCAACCCCCCAACGGGGGTGGGAAGCGCATTCTTTCTTATTCAACTTAATGACAAGGGGTTAGCTGGCACACAAAAGATTCGCATTTCAATGTCAACGACATTGAGATGGGAAGATAGACATAGCAGGGTACAAGAGCACCTACGACAAACCCTTATGAATAAGAAGGAATGGTTGTGATGGTCAACTATTTGACACAGTGAACAGTGGGGGCTAAGTTACTGCGACTAGTTGGCGTGCTACAAGCGTGCTATCAAAAGCATAGCAGAGCTAGGCTGTGATAGTAGCTATATAACAGGGGGGTAGGGGCAAATAGTGAGCATCACAAACTTCTTTAAGGAGTCTTGTAACACTTCTATATGTTTTAAAACAAAAGGGGGTACTGGAGACTATTGTTAGTAGTGTTACTAGTAACATCTATAACTCTTATACCTTCTTATACATGCTCGTCCCTACATGGGACTCGCATACCTAATGAACATCTTATGTAGTACTTATAAAAAAGGGTCTCTTTAGAGAGACCCTTTTAATGTGTGTGTAGTAGAGTAGTACTCCTTCTGCTATCTCTCTTATAGAGATGTCTTCTTACCTATATAAACCCAAAGAAAGAAAACAAAACGAAAAAGAGTAAAAAGAAAGCAAAAGAAAGAAACACCCGAAGACTAACCCTAAAACCTCCTTCAATCTAAAAGTATTACTCTTGGTTACAATTCTCCTGATTGAGTGTTCATGTTGTAACATCTTTATTGAGGTGATATAGTTCCCAGCAAATTAGCGCAGAAGCGCCAACGGTGCTTCGAGCACCTTTTAGCTAGGAGCAATCATATGCATCGTAAGACCTCTAAAGACAGACGCTATGCCAAGAGTCATTGGACTACCAATCAGAAGTTGGAAGTAGTTACCAAGTACTTGATGTTGGGTAGCATTACCCAAGCAGCCATTGTTACGGGTGTTCCTCTTCAGACTATCAAGACTTGGAAGTACACCGATTGGTGGAAAGAGTATTGTTTGAAGTTAAAGACTGAGAACATAGAGGAACTAGATGCCAATATGCAAAGGATTGTCTCCAAGTCTCTTAAGGCTGTAGAAGACAGGATTGACTTTGGTGATGCCCAGTATGATCAGCGTACCGGAGCTATTGTTCGGGTTCCTATCAAGGCTCACGTTGCTTTGAAGATTTCTACTGATCTCTTGACCAAGAGGGATAAGATTGCTGAAGCTCCTATGAAGCAGGAGATAGAGAAGACCATTGATGATCGTCTTCTTAAACTCTCGGAAGAGTTCTCCAAGTTTGCTCAATTGAAATCCAAAGCTATAGATGTCGAAGCTATTGAGATTCATCAGCAATGACGTTTCCTTTTGAAGAGCCTGAAGACTACCCTGTTGATGATGAAGACAACACCTTTCCTCTAGGGCCAGAAGGTAATGTCTAAACTCAATGCTTCAGTCATGGAAGGGTTTGTTAATACGGTTCTTAGGAAGAACTTTGATAGACCAGCACCTACACCCGAGTTTCATAAAGAGGTGTGGGAACTTGTTACTAGTAACAATAAGCAGGTAGCCATAGCAGCACCTCGTTACCATGCCAAGAGCACAGCAGTAACCCATGCCTATACCCTAGCTTCAGTTCTGTTTAGAGAGTCCCGGTATGTCCTTATTGTTTCAGATACGGTTACACAAGCTGTTCAGTTCCTCGGAGACATCAAGAAAGAACTCTTGGACAATGAAGACCTTAGATCGTTGTTCTCAGTATCTAGCTTCCCGAAAGACACGGAAGATGATCTCATCGTTGAGATGGAAGATGGACATACCTTTCGCATACAAGCGAAGGGTTCGGAACAAAAGCTACGGGGACTTAAGTGGGCCAACCTAAGGCCAGACTTGGTGTTAGGGGATGACATGGAGAACGACGAGATTGTGATGAACAAGGATCGTCGTATGAAGTTTAAAAGGTGGTTCTATGGTGCTCTCATACCGTGTGTCTCATCCTCGGGCAAGATACGGATTGTGGGGACAATCCTTCATTTGGACTCCCTCCTTGAGAACCTCATGCCATCTTCACAGATTGGTGTACTCAGGGGTGGCCCTAAAAGCCCTCTTATACGGGAAGACTTGAAGGAGTGGACTAAGGAGAAGCTCCCTTGGAAGTCTGTCAAGTACCGTGCTCATACCGATGATATGAAGAAGCTCTTGTGGCCTGAGATGAAGTCTGCTTCAGAGTTCAGGCTACAGAGGGAAGACTATGCCCGACAAGGATTGGCAGATGTCTACTCCCAAGAGATGTTAAACATCCCCTTGGATGTTACTAGTACCTTCTTCAAGACTTCAGACTTCGTTGCCATGAAGCCCGAAGATGAGAAGAAGAGGTTGGTCTACTATGCCACTTGTGACTTGGCAGTCTCTACTTCTCAACGTGCTGACTACTCTGCTTTTGTAGTAGGAGGTATGGATGAGGATGGAAAGTTGTATTGCAAGCATGTCATCAAAGATCGTATGGACGCTTTGGAGATTGTCGATACAATCCTGATGATTCAAAAGGTTTATAAGCCCGTGCTCTTCGGACTTGAACAAGGTACTATTCAAAAGGCTATTGGCCCTTATCTCAACGAAGAGATGCTCAAGCGTGGTGAATTTGTCAGTACTGTTTTGCTAAAGCCCAGCGGTGACAAGTTGACTCGTGCTCGTAGCATTCAAGCTCGTATGAGAAGTGGGGCCTGTCGGTTCGATAAGGACGCTGATTGGTATCAAGGCTTTGAGGATGAGTTGCTTCGATTTCCTCGTGATAAGCATGATGACCAAGTAGATGCTTGGGCATATTTAGGTCTCATGCTCGACCGCATGTGGGAAGCACCTACCGATAAGGAAGTAGAGTCTGAAGAGTACGAAGCTTATGTTCGTAGTAATCAAGGAGCTTCCGAAGAAGGTCGCTCTGCAATTTGTGGGTACTGATCATGCAACTAAAAGATAAGTTCGACATTAGTAAGTTGGTGTTAGAAACCAACATTGCTGATCTACTTTGCAAGGCAGACTTGGAAGCCATTGGCAATCAAGTTGTTAAAGATTACGATGCTGACCTACTCTCTCGAAACTCTTGGGAGAAACGTACTGAAGCCTCCTTAAAGCTTGCTCTACAAGTAGCAGAGACAAAGAACTTCCCTTGGCCTAATGCATCCAATGTTAAGTTTCCTCTTATCACTATTGCTGCTCTTCAATATCATGCTCGTAGTTATCCTGTGCTTGTTGATGGTGATCTACCTGTTAAGTGCCGAGTAGTAGGAGAAGACAAAGACGGTCTTCGTCGTATGCGTTCTGATCGAGTTGAAAGGCACATGTCTTATCAACTCTTGGAAGAGGATGAGGATTGGGAATCGGAGATGGATAAAGTCCTGATTACCCAGCCTATAGTAGGATGTGCTTTTAAGAAGACATACTACGATCCTATCCTAAAGCACAACATCTCAGAGAACATCCTAGCCAAGGACTTGGTTGTCAACTATTGGACTAAGAGCTTAAAGTCTGCGCCACGGATTACCCATGTGATCCTGATGTCCAAGAATGAAATCTATGAACGTACCATTCGTGGTTTGTGGGTAGAAGGTATTGAAGAAGGCCGCATTCAACCTGCCTCTTCAAATGTTCTTAATAGCAATCTCCAACTAGCCCAAGACAAGGCACAGGGGATGACTCCCCCTGATGGCAATGACGATAGCAACCCTATTGAAATCCTAGAGCAGCATTGCTTTATTGACTTTGATGATGATGGGTATGCAGAGCCTTACATCGTCTATGTACGCAAGGACAACAAGAAGGTAGCCCGTATTGTTGCTCGGTACTCCAACAACGACATAGAGAGAAACAAGAAGGGAGATGTTCTTACCATCGTGGCAGAACAGTACTTCACCAAGTATCCATTTGTTCCCTCTCCTGATGGAGGTTTCTATGACCTTGGATTTGGTGTTCTACTTGGCCCTCTCAATGAGTCTATCAACACTATTGTTAATCAGCTTGTCGATGCAGGAACGATGGCTAATACCGCTGGTGGTTTTCTTTCTCGCGGTATCAAGCTACGAGGTGGTAACTATACTTTCAACCCTATGGAATGGAAACATGTAGATTCCACTGGGGATGACTTACGGAAGGGCATTGTCCCTCTTCCTGTCCGTGAACCTAGCCAAGTCCTGTTTACCCTATTGAACCTTCTTATCAACTACGGTGAGCGTGTTGGTGGTTCAGTAGACATCCTTACAGGTCAGAACCCCGGACAGAATACTCCTGCTGAGACTACCCGCACTATGGCAGAGCAGGGTATGAAGATATTCAACGGTATCTTTAAACGTACTTACCGTTCCCTCAAGGAAGAGTTCCGTAAGCTATACCGCCTCAATCAAATCTTTATTAACGAAAACATGGAATACGTTTCCAATGCTGATGGTGGAGATGGCATTGTCTTGGTGTCAGACTATGAAGGCCCGGTAACGGATGTTATGCCTACTGCTGATCCAAGCATTACTTCTGATTCTCAACGGCAACATCAAGCCATGTTGGTTGCTGATCGTATTGCCCATACTCCCGGACTCTACAACCGCTATGAAGCGGAGAAGATGATTCTCAAGGCAGGAAAGATTCAGGATGTTGACAAGCTCATTCCTGATCCCAAAGGCCCCAATGCTGTTCCTCCTCCCATCAATCCCAAGGTGCAAGTGGAGCAGATCAAGGCACAGGTACAACAAGCTTCAGACCAGTTGAACATGAAGATGGGCTTGATGAAGCTGATGGGAGAAGCAGAGTTGAACCAAGCCAAGATTCAAAAGCTCGAAGCCGAAGCAGAAGCAATCAAGATAGGTATTGCTACCGAAGGCGAGAAGATGCGTATCCAAGAAATCAACACTCAGATTGCTATGCAACGTGAGCGTCGAGAAGGTATCTTGAGTTCCATAAACACCATGAACGATGTCTATGAGACCATGATGAAAGGCCAGCAAATGATGCAGGCAGGTGATCAAGGGGGAACACCATCCACACCCCAAAAGTAAGGACAGCCCATGTCAGTAGAAGCAGTTAGTCGGGAGAACTTTGAAGAATGGAAACACCATCCGGTAACTAAGAAGCTAATGAAGCTTCTGTTAGAAGATCGTGAATCTATGAAAGAAGGTCTCATTCACGGAGCCTTCCAAGACGAAGCAGAGGTGAAAGGTCGTTGCAGAGCAATTGGCATCATCCTCACTTTGGAATACGAAGACTTACAGCAAGTGGTAACTAAGAAAGATGAAGCATATGTCCAATGAATCTGGTATCAATCCAGTAGGCTGGCGAGTGCTTGTTAAGCCCCAAGAGGTTAAGAAGGTCTCCAAAGGAGGCATCATCTTGACTACTGAGGTAAGCGAAGCACGGGAACAAATGGGTAACACCACAGGCATAGTCATAGCTATGGGAGACCAATGCTATTCAGATGAACCTACTGCGTGGTGTAAGGTTGGTGATAAGGTCATCTTTGCCAAGTATGCAGGCTTGCTTTACTTGGGTAAGGATGGACAGAATTACCGCATGATCAACGACAAGGACATCACAGGCACTCTTGATGCTGATGTAGACCTTGTTGATCCGTACCTAGCTAAACATTAACATAGGAGATAGAAATGGCTGATGAAGATACAAGTGGTGGTCAACAAGCTCCCCAAGTAGCACCTGAAGTGCTACGTGAAGCTTCTAGTCAAGGATGGGTTCCCAAAGAACGTTTCCGTGGCAATGAGAGTGATTGGGTAGATGCTGAGACCTTTGTTAAGCGTGGTCGTGAGATTCTTCCTATCCTTCAGAAGAACAACGAGAACCTGATCAAGGATTTGAACCACACCAAAGAACAACTTAAAGAGTTTCGAGAAGCTGCTGAAGACTTTAAGAAGTTCCAAAGGGAAGCTTATGAGCGTAAAGCTTCTGAGTACGAGCGTCAGATACAAGCTATCAAAGACAGTCGTGCTCAAGCAATCTCTGATGGAGATGGGCAGAAGGTTAATGCCTTGGATGACGAATTGGATCAAGCCAAGGATGATCTTCGGGAAGCAAAGCAAGCTGTTAAGGATGCTGCTAAACCTGTTGCAGAACCTACTCCACCAGTTCAAAACACCTTAGACCCTAGCTTGCAGACTTGGCTGGATCGTAATGAATGGTTCGGCAAAGACAAGCGTCTTACTGGCATGGCTAACGGTATTGGTGAAAGCCTCCGCTTAGAGTTCCCCGATTTAAAAGGAGAAGCTTTCTTGGAAAAACTAGATGAGACTCTTGCAGAAGAACTACCTGCTCGGTTTGGTAAGAAAGCTGCTCCTACTAGCCGTGTAGAGTCTAGTGCTGGACGTCCGGGTCGTGCTGGTAGCAATGCTCAGAGCTATGACAACCTACCCCAAGATGCTAAGGCTGCTTGCGATAAGTTCGTTAAACAGAAGTTGATGACCCGTGAGGAGTATGTGAACTCCTACGATTGGTCTTAATGTTACTAGTAACAAAAGGAAAAACCATGCCCCGCGCTCTCAATGAATATGAAAAACGTGATCGTCTTGTAGCCAAGATCGAAGAAAACAAAGCTGCTCTCAATGCTGCAACCCCTGCCAAGGATGGTGCAACCCGTAAACGCCGCAATGTTTTCAATGGAACAGAAGCTAAGTTAGGTGTACGTCAACAAATTGACGGTTATCACTTGCACATCTTTACTGACAATGGTAGTAGAATTCAGGAAGCCCTAGACAATGGGTACGAATTTGTACGACCCGATGAAATCGGTGGAGTAAGTGAAAACGTAGTGTCCCGTAACGGAGACCTCGGAGATAGGATTCGGTATCTAGTAAACCCCCGTGCCGAAGGTACGGAGCAATACGGGTACTTGATGAAGCAGCGTTTGGAGTGGTTCGAGGAAGACCAACAGCAGCTTCAAACAAAGAACCATCAAGTTGATGTAGCTATTAAGCGTGGCAAGATTACTGGGGAAAACCCTAGCTTCTATGTTCCTCAAGGTGGCATCAGCGTGAAACAATCGTAATCTTCTTAGGAGTCTCTTATGGCACTTATCAATAAGCCTTCTGGCTTTAGCGTTGTAAAGAGCATCATTATGGGTGGTGTTAGTGAGCAGGGTCGCTTGTATGCGATTCCCACCTCTGACACTACGAATAGTTATGCTATCGGTGACGTAGTAATGTCTGCGTCTGGTTCGGATGCTCTTGGTGTCCGTTACGTGCAAAAGTGGGGGGGTGCAACAACTACTTCTGCTTTGCCTCTCGGCATCATTGCTGGCATTCGTGTTGCTGATCCCGGTGTCTCTCTGGTAGGAAACTCCCTCTCTTTGGAGAAGTCCTACATTGCTGCTGGTACTCGTACTTCTGTGCGTTACCTGTACGTCATTGATGACCCGTTTGCTGAGTTTGAAGCTCAGTTTGATGCCACTGGTGTCACCCAAGCTCAGTTGTCTTTGAACTGTGCTGTGACTATCTCTGCTGCTAACCAGACCTCGTTGGGCAATGCTGCTCCTTACTCTGACATGGTTCTGACTGCTCCTGCGGTTACTGCTACTCTTCCAATTCGTTTGCTAGGTGCTGTTCAGCGCCCTGAGAACGTGTTGAATGGTAGTGCAGCTACGCCCTACCTGCGGGTTCTCTGCAAGTGGAATTATCACGAGTTTGGTATTATCGGCTCTGCTTCTGGCACTGTCGTTAACTACCTTGCTGTCTAACCCTCTAGGAGAATAAAACATGGCAAGCGTAATCACAACCGCAACACATCCCAAGGCCCTTTGGCCCGGTATCAAAGCTTGGTGGGGTCAAACCTACAATGAACATCCTGAAGAGTATGTTGACCTGTTCGATAAGGACACCTCCGGTCAGAACTACGAAGAAGATGTTCAGTTGTCTGGCTTCGGCTTAGTGCCAATCAAACCCGAAGGTCAAGGTGTTGCTTACGACTCCGAAGTCCAAGGCTTCACTACTCGTTATACGCACGTTGCTTATGCAATGGGCTATATCGTGACCAAGGAAGAGATTGATGACAACCTCTATGAGTCCGTGTCCCGCAAACGTGCTGCTGCATTGGCAATGTCTTTCCGTCAAACGAAAGAGAACGTTGCAGCTAACGTCTACAACCGTGCTTTCAATAGCGTGTATGTAGGCGGTGACAACGTTGCTCTGGCATCCACTGCTCACCCAAATACCTCTGGTGGTACTTGGGCTAACAAGCCGGGTGTTGACGTTGATCTGTCCGAAGCAGCTTTGGAAGATGCAATGATTGCAATCATGGGTCTGCAAAATGACCGTGGCTTGCTGGTTGCTATCCAACCCCACAGCCTGCACATCCCTCGTCAAGAGTTGTTTAATGCTCAACGCATTCTGCACTCTAGCTACCAAACAGGTAACGCCAACAATGACATCAACGTCATCAAGTCTGGCAACTACCTGCCCGGTGGTTTCAAGGTGAACCATTACTTCACAAGCCCACATGCTTGGTTTATCCGTAACACCATCCCCGGTGGTACTGGTATGAAGTACTATGAGCGTCATGGTATTGCCTTTGATCAGGACAACGACTTCGATACCATGAATGCCAAGGCTAAAGGCTACGAGCGTTATTCGTTCGGCTGGTCTGATCCTCGTGCTATTTGGGCAGTGAATGGCCCATAAGTAAGTTTAGCGTAAGCTAATCTACGAGACCCCTTTAGATCAAAAGTCTAGAGGGGTTTATTTTTAACTGATGTTACTAGGAACATTAACATGAGCCACCCACATGCCAAGGACAAGGGCAAACGCCCTCCAGTACCCGCATTGCCAAACCCAATGCAACAAAAAAAGACTGCACCCACCAAGAAGTAATTGGTTGTAGAATCCGATTACCCGATGACGCTTCTAGCAAATAGGAGCGTTGTTTTTAACAACGTCATCTAGGAACAATCATGGTAGCACCTACCCGTTTCCCCTCTGGTATCAGTACTTTCAAGACAAACAATGTCTTGAGCACTTATCCTAATCTTCCTGCCTCTAATCAGTCTGGTCAGATTACGATAGAGATGAATCCCTTTGTTGCTGGCTTTTATACACAGACCAACACCACTGCAACGATCACTGCTGGTACGGGTACTCCCGGCACAGGTTTCAATGGAGGCATGGTCTCCCTAGCTGTTACTACCGCCTCTGGTGGTAAGGCTGCTATAGCTCTTAACGGCAACGTTGCTACTGGTCAACCAGTGCAATTGATTCCCGGCAATCAGACTTGGTTTAACATTCAAGTTGCTCACAACTCCACTTTCCTTACAGACGCTACTGCCGTATCTCGCTATGGTTTGTTTGATGTCTCTGACGTAACGGGTACAGTTACTAACGGTATCTACATTGAAAAGGTAGCTGCTTCTGGTGGAGCTTGTAACCTTGTTATTAAGAACACTGGTCTCACTGGTGCTACGGTTACGACTACCATCAATAACGTTTGTGACCTTTCTCGTCCAAGCGGTATCTACGGTGATACTTCTTCTACTGTAGGTACGTTGACCACTGCTGGTGCAGCTAACAAGTACAACGCAATCTCTGTAGCAACTCCCGGCTCTGGCTATGGGCAAGCTCCTCTGGTACGTGCCTTGGGTGCTTCTGGCTCCTCCCCATTTGCTCAACTCTATTGCCAGTTGGGTAATGGTTCTGCCATTTCTACTACTCCGGGTAACTCTCCCGGTGTTACTGGCCCCGGCTTGTATGCTCCTTATATTGCCCATGTGGGCGGTACAGGCTATACAACCTTCACCAATGAAGTGAACCACTGGATTGATCTGTCTTTCTACTATGATGGTAAAGGTCGCCTCTACTTTGGTGTCAATGGCAAGATGGTGTTGACCATTGGTCAAGATGGTGTCTTGCCTCTTGCCGCTGGTGGTACTACTAGTATTGCAACGTACAACTCATTCTTTGCTACTAATGCAGCGATGACTACTTCGATTGCTCCCGTGCTTCCACAAGCTGGTAGCTTTGAATACATCATGCCGATGTCTGCTCTGAATGCTGGTGCTGGTTACGCCCTCAATACGGCTGCTACCAACATCATGTTTATTGATAGCATTCAAGTTGCCTCTGAGTACAACTAAGTAAGGAGTAGGACATGGCTAATGCCTTTGCCACTCAAATCATTGTTGATGGCCCTCGCAATGCTATTGTGAAGTTGACAGGTATCTTGGATACCTCCAACCTCTCCAGTACCACTGCGATTGACCTTACTACCCTTACACAAGGTAGTACTCAGCTTAAGCCCAATGCTGTCTGCATTCACCACATTGACTACTCTATTAGTGATCAATTGGAAGTGCAGTTGTCTTGGGACGCATCTACACCAGTTGTGATCATGCCCCTTGCGGGTCGTGGTCGATTGATGTTTAAAGACTTTGGTGGTCTTCAAAACAACTCTGGTGCAGGTAAGACAGGCAACATCACTATCCTCACTACAGGCTGGACTTCTGGTACTCAGATATTCTCTGTAGTGTTGGAGATGGTGAAGCAGTAATGGCAGAATACTCTGCGGCTTCTGGTTCAGTAACCACTTCGGGGGACAATGTAATCTACACTCCCCCGAGTGGAAAGCAGCCACAGTTGTTCTACTACACCTTAAATGCAAGTGGGTCTAACACTGCTCCGGTAACTGTTACTCTCAGGTTTGCAAGTGGTACTGCTGTATGTACCTTGAGTTTGGTTCCCGGAGCTATCTTCTCTAGGAACATTGGAGCAGGTAAGTTCTGCCTACATGGTGTGCCTGATGACACACTCATTGTGAACTTAAGTGCTAACCAGACAGTTAACTACTCGATTGAGTATTGGTATGTTTGATAAAGGTTGATGCCATGATTGAGCTACAAGGTGAGAAAGCAGAGCTTAGATTTACTATAGAAATCACTCGTGCTGAGACAGGTAAGGTTGAGACCTTTGAAATGATTGGACACTCCGATCCAATTGAACTTGCAAAACTTTTAGGAGCCGAAGATGGCAGTAACACACTCGACAGCAGCACGTAATGCTGCAACTGATGCCGTAACAGCACTCATTGGTGCTAGTGGCAAGTTGGCATTTCGACTTACGGGTACTGTAGGTGCTCCGGGTACTGTGGTAGCTACTCTTAGCTTGTCTGCTACTGCCTTTGGTGCTTCTGCTACAGGTACGGCTACTGCCAATGCTATCACCTCTGATACGGCTGCTACTGGTAATGCATCTCCAGTAGCTACTGCTACATTGCAGACATCAGGTGGTACTGTGGTCATTCATTGTGCTGTTGCTGCTTCTGCTTCAGACATCAATATGACCAATGGACTTACAGTAGCTTCAGGGGATACGGTGTCCTGCTCTTCCCTGACCTACACTGCACTAAGCGCATAAGGATAGTCCATGACCAACTTCGTTACTAATCCCGGTAGCGGTGGGTCTACCTTCGCTTCGGACACTATCACTGCTGTTGAGTACCCGCTGGCGAAGTCAGCTTGGGGCGCTGCTGGAGCAGTTAATCAAACCTCTGTTGCATCTCCACTGCCTGTGCAATCCATATCGGGTACAGACGTTAATACTACAGGTGCGATAACTACCTCATCAACAACCGTTGGCCCCGTGACAATGGGCGGGTTCTTTGGTGTAACGGTACAGGTTTCTGGAACCTATGCGGGTGTTAACTTTGGCTTTTGGGCGTCTAACGATGGCACAACCTACTGGCCTGTTAATGCAACTCGTACTGACACTAGTGTTTCTGAAACTACTACAGGTGTCCTGACCGCTAACCAGACTCGCGCATGGGATGTGGACATGGGTGGGGCAGCATACTTCAAGGTAATCTCTACAGCGTTCACTTCTGGTTCTGCTGCTATAAGCATCTTGCAGACCTACAACGAATCGGCTCCTACTGTTGCTGCTATTGCTCAAGGCCCATCTGCTTCGGGTACTGCATCACTAGGCAACCCTCTCTTGGTTGGTGGAAGCGATGGTACAAACACACGGTCTATTCTGGTAGATGCATCAGGTCGTGCCACTGTTGTGGGTGTAACAGGTACATCTTCTTTGTTTGTCCAAGGTGCTGCTGCATCTGCTGCATCTATCGCAGGTAATCCTATTCTGATGGGTGGTACGTTTACCACCACACAGCCTACGATTACTACGGGCCAAGCAGTCAACTTACAGACTACAAACCGTGGCTCCTTACTGGTGTCTCTTGCTTCTGTTGAAAACACAGCAACCAATGCTGGCTTCGTAAAGATCACTGACGGTACAACTGCTGTTCCTGTTACTGCTGCATCAACTGCTGCTGCGGCTAACCAAGCAGCATTAAACGTATCGCTATCACCCAACACAGGACTTGCTCCAACAACAAATGCTCTGTTCGCTTGCTCTACAGGTATTGCTGCGGCATTAACTGTAGCGAATATCAAAGCATCTGCTGGCTCTGTCTATGGCATGTCTATTGCTAACCTGACCGCATCGACGGTCTACATTCAGTTCTACAACACAGCAGGTACTCCTACTCTCGGCACATCTGTTATTTGGTTTGTGGCTGTACCTGCGAGTGGAACATTGACGATTCCAGCAGGATCAATTGCTTTGGCTAACTTTGCAACTGGTATTGGCATTGGCGCTTCAACCACAGCAACTAGCACAGGTACCCCGGGTACTGCTCCTGCTGTAACCATCTTCTATAAGTAGCATGAACACCGCAAGCTACTTTTGGTTCATATACCTCATGCTGGTGGGAGCAGCGGTATCTAAATTCTTGGGGTAAACAATGCCCACCATCATTGGCTCACCAGTAGCCAACAAATCTGCAAGTGGGAACCTAACCCTCAGTAAGACGCTTACTGCTGGTAGCACGTTAATACTTGCTATTGCAGAGAATGATGGAACCGGAACCTCTACTTGTCTACCAACCATATCAGGTGGTGGAGGTACTTGGACACAGGTAGTTGCGGCTAGTCTTGTAGCATTCCATACCCGTGCTTCCATCTGGAGAATGGATGGAGCAACTGCTGGTGCAGCAACCATTACTGTTACCCCAAATGCCGGGGCTGATTCACTTGCAGCAGGATTAACTGAGTGGGCTGCACTTGCAGCAGTAGACAAGACTGCAACAGGGGGTGCATTCAGTACCACACCTACAGCAGGGCCGACAGCGGCGACTACAACAGCGAGTGAAGTAGTCATTGCTGCTTGGGCTAATGATGGTTCTGTAGCTGGAGCGACTGTACCTGCTACGGGATATACAAACATAGCCAACCAAGTAAATGCAATTGGTGGGCTGGTAGCAGATTATTTGATAGTCAGTAGTACAGGAACGCAGACAGCCAACTGGGGAACGCAAACTACAGGCGACCAGTGGACTTCTGCCATAGCGACATTCGCTGATGCTCCTGTACTTGGTAACAGCGATGGATGGCCTGTTGGAGGCTTTGTTGCAGTCGGTAGGTTGCTTGCTAGTAGCGGAGCAGTCACACATGCCACATCAGGAGTACTTACTGGACAACTAGGCACTGTAGCTGGATCCGCAACTCGCTTCCATGCTTTCTCCGCTTCCGGGGTTCTAACTGGACAGATAGGCTCCATAGTCGGTTCTGCTGCAAGGTCAAGCAGTTCAGTTACCCATGACGGCACAGGAGCACTAGTAGGCTCTATAGGTTCTATAGCAGGTTCTAGTACCCGCTTTAGAGCAATGGCTACGTCAGGTGCTCTTACGGGGCAAGGCTCTACGATAGTAGGGTCTGCTGTCTATAACGCAGTACATCCTACTTCTGGAAACCTGATTGGTTCTGGTGCAGTTGTTACTAGTAACGCCACTAGGTTCCATGCGTTTGGGACAAGTGGCGTATTAACTGGTCAAGGGGCAGTAGTTGTTGGCTCTGCTAATCGTGGTACTGGCCCTGTAACCCACGACACAACAGGAACATTAGTTGGCCCCGGATCATCAATAGTAGGTTCTGCTAACCGTGTTCATGTCTTTGACTCTACAGGTGCTCTAGTAGGTCAGTTAGGAGCAATAGCTGGGTCTGCTACTAGGTTCCATTCTTTTAGTACAACAGGAGCATTGACAGGACAAAGCTCTTCTATAGTAGGTGTTGCTCTACGGTTTAGAGTACATCCTAGTACGGGTGCTTTGATAGGTGCTGCTTCTACAATAGTGGGTGCTGCATCAAGGTCTGGAACTGGGCCTACCTATCCTTCTCCCGGAGATGTTCGCCTTGGAGTTACCTATGGCCCTACAGGGGCAGACTTTACAGGGACATTGGTAGTTGGTTCTGCCTATCAGGTTTTTATGCTTTCTGAATAAAGCATTTGAGTTAGTTCGATACATCGTTAAAATATACCCATTTGCCAACTGGCATTAAAGGAGCTTCCTATGCTTTCCCCTTCTGACCTCTATGAAATTCGTAAGATCATTGTGTCTTCTAAGCTGCTTGATTCAGGTGCTTTTGACTCTGAGATCGCAAAGATAGAAGCTAGTGTTCAAGCTGCTACTGAAGCTCAATCTGCTGCTCAAGTAGCCAACAATGATAAGTTTGTTGCTCAAGCTGCAAAGCTTCAAGATGACTTGGATGCGAAGCAAGCCAAGCTTGATGCCACTATTGCAGACATCGAACAACGTACTGCTGCCTTGGATGCCAAGCAAGCTGAGTACAATACGACTGCTGCTGAAGTGGGAGCCAAGCTGGATGCTCTAGCTACTGCTACCAAGAAGGCACAAGAAGATACTGACAAGATGTACTCTGATGCTAACAGTCGTACAGCTATCGTAGTGAAGCGTGAACAAGAGATTGCTGCTCGTGAAGCACAGCTTACCCAAGGTCAAGCCGATCTTGCTTCCAAGCTTGCTGCTCTTAAAGCTATCTCTGGATCGTAATCATGGCTGAGATGCTTGTCCCAAGTAATGCCAAGGAAGCTCAGATAAGTGCTGTCATCACTCGTGCTGATGGCACTATTGAGTACTTAGGTGTAGTTAGCTATTGGCATAAAAACCCTCTTAAACGACTCTTCTGGAGCATTAAAAAATGGCTACTCTCCTTGTAAACGCTGGCAAAGCTATTGTCACCAACCGCATTAAAGGTGCGGGTACTGAACCATTGAATGCTGCTTGGGGTACTGGTGCAGGTACTACTACTGCTACTGATACGACTCTGTTCACTGAAGCTACTCCTCGTGCTGCGGGGACTAGTACCCAACAGACTACTTCAGTAGCCAATGATACCTATCAGGTTGTTGCTACCATCACTGCTGCTGGTGCTTTGGCTATTACCAATGCAGGTTTGTTTGATGTGATCACTGCTTCTTCTGGCAACATGTTTGTCAAGGGAGACTTCTCTGTGATCAACTTGGCAACTGGCGACTCTATTCAGTTTACGTTCAAGACTCAGTTCTCTTGATCTTTTAGTTGCGGGACAGTAGTTCATGTCTCTCAACTCTTACGTCTTAAATGGCGGTGTATTAAACGGTACTCGAAGTACCAAGATTTTTGCACAAGCTGTTACTGCTACTAGTAGCACAAGCACTTCTACATTAGTTAGAGGTGTTGGTGCTGTTAGGTCGGCAGTAAGTACAAGCCTCTCTTCTAGGGTAGCTGCTGCTCGTAGGACAATTTCTTACCTATCCACTAGCATTGCTACTGTAATCAAAGCAGTAACACATGCTGTATCTACTGTTACTTCTACTAGTACAAGTACTCTTTCCCCGTTAAGAAGGTTGTTAAGAACCCTAACTATAGTTAGTACTTCTAATTTTACCTTTATAAAAGGGATGTTATTAACCAAGATTGTCTTGGGTAATAAGTACTTGATAACAGGTGGAGTGGGAGCTACTGCTGTAGACACGTTGGCTATCAATGCTGATTTGCCTGTCTACACCACAACTACAGGGGTGGGCAGCACGGTTACTGTGTACCCCGGAAGTGTTTTTAAAAGAGCACTCTCTGTAGCACAAACCAATGTAAGCACACTAGCTCGTAGTGGACTCAAGGTGTTTACAACCGCTTTGACATCTACCAACACATTGGTTAGGCAGATACAAACCACATGGGCAATTGCAAGCACTTCTGTTTCTACATTAGCTAGGAGAGTAGGAGCAATCAGATCAGTTGTTAGCACTAGTGTTGTTACGAGTTTGAAGGCAATGGTTAAATCTTTTGCTCTTGTTACTAGTAACATGACACAAACTCTGTTCAAGACAACAGTAAAGCCTTTTGCTTTATTGACGAGTTTATCTACATTTTCTCTTGTTAAGAGAGTACTTTTAACTAAGATAGTCTCTGGCAATAGATACCTTATCACCGGAGGTGTGGGCAGTGTGGTGGGTAATCTGTTAGCAATCAATAACGATGCCCCGGTGTACAACACGACAACTGGAGCAACATCTGTTGCTACAGTGTCTACTGCTAGTGCTTTCATTCGCACAATCACTGCTGTACAGACATCAACATCAACGTTAGTTACAGCATTTAAAAGAGGACTTTTACTTTTAATCTCTTCTACTTCTGTAGTCTCTATTCTAAGAGCTACCTCTCATAGCTTCTTAGTAGTACTGTCTATATCTACAGCTTCTAGCATTAAGAAATTTATAACCACCTTAGTCTCTTGGGGGTCTAAGTACGTCATTACTGGTGGTGTTGGAAGCTCTACGTTAGGCAGCCTTGCAATCAATTCTGACAACCCAGTCTACACCACTGCCCCTTACATCAGCAGTACGTCTACAGTGTCCACCCCAACAATCTTTAAACGGGTTATCACATTAGTACAAATCTCTGTTGCTGCTGTTGGAACCATGTTTAATAAAGGAGTGATTCTTACTGCTGTCAACACTAGCATTGCTGTGCTTCGTAAGATGGTGCAGCCTTCTTTCTGGCTTACAGGAACCACAGGCACAAGCACTACGGTAAAGCAAACCCAGCTTACACGTACTGTGTCTGGCAGCAAGTACGTCATTACAGGAGGGATAGGCAGTAGTGTTCTAGACTCCTTGTCTTTAAACTCTGATAGCCCTGTCTACACAGTTACTCCTGCAATAAGCAGCAGTGCCACAGTAACTCCAATAACTGTTTATAAGTTCTTGTTGACCTTAGTCAATACGTCTGTTGCTGCTTTTGGTCTTGCTGTGGCAAGAGTCAAAAGCCTTTCGATATTGAGCACCTCTATTTCTGCTTTCCTAAAGCTGATTCAGCCTTCTGCTCGGAGCATTAGCAGTACTAGTTCTGGAGCAATGGTTAAAGGAGTTGGCATTACTCGCACTGTTTCTGGAGTGTCTTACGTCATAAGTGGCGGCATTGGAAGCACAATGCTTAACAGTTTGGCTGTCAATACGGATAGTCCTGTGTACACAACTCTGCCTAATGTGCAATCCACAGCAACCATTTCCCCCAAGAGTGTGTTCTTTCGGCTCATTGCTTTTGTCAATGTGACTGTGGCTGCTGTTGGGACTGCTATTACAAGGGTAGTCTCACTCTCCTTTGTGAGCACCACTGCTTCATCTTTGATCCGACAAGCACAGAAGACTTTCAACACAGCCTTGACGAGCATTGCAGCCTACCTCAACAGAGTGGGGAAGTCTGTTTCAAACCTTGTTACTAGTAACACCGTACTCACCAAGTTGGTCTCTAAGCTGCTCTCTTTTGGCAGTACTTGCCTAGCCTTCTTAACAGCCACTCGTAGTGGTGGAACGGTTTATTTTGCTGTCTTAACCGTAACGAGTTATACTACGGCTGCACTAGCCTATGTGATCAATCGGTACGTAGTCAACATTGCTGCTACCGCTAGAGACACAATCATTGTTCCCGCCTATGGGGTACTTGTGTCCATCACAAATGGGATTAGCAGCATCTTAGTAAGACCTTCAAAGACTGTCATAACATCTACAGAAGAGGATAACTTAGATGGCTGAAACCTTCTCCTACAAGATCACTACTGAGAACAAACTCCTATCCTTTGACTTCATTCAAGTGTTGTCTACTGGAGAGACCATTACGTCTGGAGTAACTACCGTAACGGTTAAGGATGGAACTGACCCAAGCCCAAGCTCCATCATCTCAGGCAACTCCATCATCTCAGGAACCAAAGTCTCTCAACGAGTGATAGGTGGGTTGTCTGGAGTTACTTACCGCTTGGTTATGACCATCACCACTTCAGCATCCAATACGTTTGTTGCTGTGGGAGATTTGCCTGTGTATAGTACTGCTCTAGTGTAGTAATGACTGCTCCTACCACGTACCTCAAGGGCAGTTGGAATGTCATCTGCGATGTATGCGGAAGGCAGTATAAGGCTGAGAGTTTGCAGATGCGGTGGGATGGTCTTATGGTCTGTCATGGGGATTGGGAACCTAGACAGCCTCAAGACTTTGTTAGGGGAGTTGCTGATCAGCAAGCTGTTCCTTGGTCTAGACCAGAGGCAGCAGATAGATTTATATACTTGCAGACTACTTTGATGAATATCTTTTATTCATCAAGGACTACTGCCACAATTGGAATACGAGTCCAATACGCTAACACCTCTTTGCATGAACTAGATGGAAGAGTACTTAACCAGATCGCACTAGGATAGAACACTATGGCAAATATGTCTTTCTCCAACAATGCCGCTACTACGTTAGCTTCAGGCATTACCAACGTAGCTTCTACTCTTACAGTAGCTACTAGTACAGGAACATTGTTTCCTGTTATTACTGGTGCTCAGTACTTCTATTGCACCTTGGCTAACAATGCTGGTACGACTGAAGTCATCAAGGTAACTGCTCGTACTGGCACATCAGATACCTTTACTACCATTGTTCGTGGGCAGGACAACACATCTGCTGTTGCTTGGAACACTGGTGACAAATGTGAGCTTCGTCTTGTTGCTGCTTCCTTGAATGACTTTCCTAAGCTGGATGAAGTAAATACATTTGCTTTAGCTCAAACATTTAGTACGCCTATTGTTGTAAGTAGTGGTGGTACAGGGTTGGCAACACTTACTGCCAATAACGTTATCCTTGGTAACGGTACTTCTAATCCCTTGTTTGTTGCACCCGGTACTAGTGGTAACGTACTGACTTCCAACGGCTCTACTTGGGCATCTTCTGCTGCACCAGTGTCCTCAACGATAGGGTCTGTAGCAACTACAACATCAGGCACTTCTTTTGACTTTACTGGCATACCTGCTACTGCTAACTTAGTCAGTATCAATTTGAACGCAGTATCTTTAGCTGGTGGTACAGGACGAATAGCTTTTCAGCTTGGTAGTGGTTCAATACAAACCACGGGCTACACATCAGTTTTAATGACAGGAACTACTACTCCTGCTATTGCCAACACATCTTTTACCACAGGCGTCTACGGCACTTCTTCAACTGCTTCAACTCCTCGGTATGGGGCAGTTAACTTTAAGCGAGTTTCTGGAAACGTCTGGATATGGGAAGGAATGTTTTATGAAGGAACAGTCGCTTACTATAACTTTGTGATGGGAACCGTAACTTTAGGTGGTGCTTTGGATAGAGTTCGTTTGACCTCTAGTACTACAGACACATTTAATGGCGGTACTGCTAACGTAACTTGGAGCTAAACATGCAACGTACTGAAATCAATTGTGTAACTGGAGAGGTTGTTGTTATTGATATGTCTGCGGAAGAGGTTGCTGCTCTTCCTATTCTTCCTCCAGAAGACCCAAAGGCATTGATTCGTGAACAGATTAAGCAGCTTGAGCAAGCACAGCTAATGCCCCGCGCAACAAGAGAGTTCATGCTCTTGTACGTCGAGACAAACAACCTGACTGCTATGCCGGGGTATGCTCCTCTGAAAGCATTTGACAACCAGATAGTAGCCTTACGGAATCAGCTATGACTGAAATACTCTGTGTACTACTCTACCCAGCATTGCTGTGTATCAGCAGTCCACTAAGGTACTTCTATCTCATTCCATTTGTCTTGGGTGCTTGGTTAATTGACTGTATTCTTTGCCATACCTTTTGGGCATTGGCATTTGGTTGGCCTAAGCATGGTGAGGTTACGATTAGTGATACGTTAGAGCGTCTATGTTTGGACTTTAACAACCCTGACCACGAGCTATTCGTTGCTATAGCAAAGAAGATCAATCGTGTTGATCCTCTACATGCACACATCAGGGCTGTTAAATGACCATGCATCAATTCGGGGAAGATGATAGTGACTTTGCTCCTCTTGCTGACAGCTTCAATGACCGCAGGAAGGATTCTCCTATGCCAGTATTACTTGAGTTAGTACGGCAGGTACATGAGTCCCAAAAGAATTTGGACAAGCGTCTTACTAGACACATGACAGATGAGACCAATGAGTTGGCTCTAGCAGTCTCTAAGTTGATGAGAGAAGCTTTCCCTGAAGGTGATCCTGAAGGACATCGTAGACACCACGAGCTTGTTATCAAGCAAGCTGAAGAGAAGGCAAAGTTCTGGCAAGAGATGAGAGTTGCTGGAGCTAAGTGGTTAGGCTTGGGTGTTCTTACTTTCTTAGCTGGTGCAGCTTGGACTGCATTTTTGAATGGGCCACACAAATGAGCAGCACTTACACCGTCACTAGAGATCAGGTTATTGCTTTAGCTCTGCGTAAGCTTGGTGTTCTTGAACTAGGAGACACACCAGATGCTAATAGCATTGCCAATGCAAACATGTCTCTTAACTTGCTTATCAAGCAGTTCAGTACCGAAGGGTTAAAGCTTTGGAAGAATGCAGAGCTACGCATTCCTCTTGTTGGTTCTAACAACTACTATGTGTTAGGTGGTTCCAACAGTGCTTTGATGTACGACACTACTCAACCTAGTACGGCGGTTACTGATAAGCCTTTGAAGATTCTTCAAGCTTGGTATCGCAACATCTCTGTGGCTCCTAACATAGACACTCCCATCCAGTTGCTCTCCAAGCAAGAGTACAACATCTTGGGATCGAAGTTCTCTACTGGTACTGCCAATAGCATCTTCTATGATGTGAAGGCTCTCAACGGTATCTTGTATATCTACTTGTCTCCAGACACATATTCTTTAGCTAACCTTGAGTTGCATGTTGTAGCTCAGATGCCTTTGAATGACATGTTGTTGTCTACTGACATCCCTGACTTCCCTAACGAGTGGATGAACACTCTCATATGGAACTTGGCAGATCAGTTGGCAATTGAGTACGGTGTTCCTATGAACTACCGTAATGAAATTATGACTAGAGCCAAGGTGTACAAGGATCAAATGAATGATTGGGATGTGGATGCCTATAGCACTAACTTCCAACCTGACTATCGAAGCATGATCCCCAACTCTTATGCAAGGTAATCATGCCAGTAGAACGTATCAGACTAGCTGAAGAGATTGAGACCCGTGATGGAACCTTAGGGAAGGACTCACGGACGGTCAATGCTGTCTTTGAAAAGAATGGTGCTTCTCTAGACTTTGTTAAAAGACCCGGCTTGGCTTATCAGCTTCAAGTAACTCCGGTAACTCCTCCTACTCCGTTACTCAGTCAAGGCTTGTTTAACTTTAACAACAACCTTATTGCTGTTATTAGTAACACCATCTACAACATCAACAGTGGTACGTTTGCAGTGACCACTGTAGGCTCTACCTCTGCAAGTACTTCTAACACCTATGCAGTCAAGGGGTTGTTAGACGTCAATCTGTTCTTTCATAACAAGGTCAATGCATATGTATTGACTAATGCTTTGGTACTCAACAGCAGTCTTACTAACATGCCTGCTGGCCCTTATGTACCGGGGGTAGTGTACCTAGACAATTTCTATTTCATAGCTACTGCTTCTGATAACCGTATCTATAGCTCCAACTATGGCGATCCAACTACTTGGAATGCCTTGGCTTACATTGTCTTCAATCAGACTAACGATACCTTAGTGGGAATTACAAAGCATTTGAATTACTTGGTAGCCTTTGGTAAGGCTAGTACCCAGTTCTTCTATGATGCTGGTACAGGCACTAGCACAGTGACTCCTCTTGGAGTAGCTCAGAGCTATACGATGGAAACAGGTTGTGCTACTGCTGATAGCATTGTCTCTACGGACAATACAGTGCTCTGGATAGGGGCTACAAGGACTCATGGCAGGTCTGTCTACCTCATGGATGGGGTATCTCCTCGCAAGGTCTCTACAGCCTCTATAGACAAGGTTCTAGAAGCTGATGGCTTGAGTAAAGTAACTTCCTTTGGGTACAAGTTCTATGGGCATTCCTTGTATGTTCTTACATTGCACTCTAGTAACTTGACTATTGTGTATGACTTAGACACACAGACTTGGACACAATGGACTCAATACGCTATAGCCTCTAGTGATCAAGCCAATGCAGGGCAGTGGGTAGAGTCTTACTTCCGTGGCAACTACTATGCAGAAGCTAATAACATCCCTTACGTCTTGGATGATGACACTGCCAGTATCTATTACTTCAGCAATACAACCTATCAAGACAACGGGCAACCTATCTACTGTAGGTCTGTTACGGGCATCAGGGACAATGGGACTACTCACCGTAAGTTCTATGGTCGCTTAGAAGTTGTTGGGGATAAAGTCCCCGGTGGTATCTTGCAAGCTAGGCATTCAGGTGATGACTATCAAACGTGGTCTAGCTATCGTCAAGTAGACCTCTCTGCTTCTAGACCTCAGTTGTATCTAGGTGGCGCTGATCGTCGTAGAGCTTGGGACTTCTTGTGTACTAGCAACACTCCTCTTCGTTTAGAAGGTGTTGAGATTGATTTCAGACTAGGTGAGTTGGATCAAGCTCAAGGACAAGGAGCCTAGTATGACCACAGACTTGATTGTTGATGCTATCAATACTGTAGCAACCAAAGATGGGTTTGATCTTAGGACTACGGAAAGTAAGCTCTCTTTAGCCTCCGTTCTTTTAGAGCATCCTCAGACACCTAACTCTGTCATACACCGCTTTGGTGGTGGCTTATATATACGAGAAGCACATTACCCAGCAAAGACATTGGTTGTAGGTATGGAGCATGTTTCTGAACATATGAATGTGCTCCTTAAAGGGAGTATCAATGTTATTGATGGAGACGGTTCTACTCAGACACTAGTGGCTCCACATATGTTTGTGGCTAAAGCAGGCAGCAAAGTAGGGTACTGTCTAGAGGATGTGGTGTGGCAAAACATCTATGTTACTAGTAGCACGGATGTAGAATACCTAGAGTCTACTCTGTTTGTTGTCCCTGAGATTCTTACTGAACACCAAGCCAAACAACTAGCTATAGAAACTGCTTTGCATGAAGATGACCGCAAGGACTTTATTCTGGCTATAGAGCAGGCTGGCTGGAGTGTTGATGAGGTTGAGCTAGTATCCAAGTATCGTGGAGACTGCATACCTTTTCCAGAAGGAAGTTATAGCATCACTACTGGAGACTCCCCAATACAAGGTAAAGGTATCTTTGCTACTGCTGCAATAGCTGTTGGAAGCCTCATTGCTCCCATGCGTATCAATGGGTATAGGACTCCTGCTGGATACCGAACTAACCACTCAAAGACTCCCAATGCTGTAGCAGTCCTAACTGCTTCAGAAGATATGTTACTAGTAGCATCTCGTGATATTCACGGGATGGTTGGAGGAGACTTAGGAGAAGAGATCACTCTCGACTACCGACAAGTCATGCTCTTAAATAAGCTTTGGAAGGATAAAAAATCATGTCTGCTGGAATCTCATTAGGAACTGTCGCCTCTGTAGTGGGTATTGCTGGTGGTCTCAACTCCATGGGTGTTTTTGGGGGTGGTGGTGGAGGTGGGGGTAGTAGCAGTAGGCCCTCTAGTGGTCAAGCACAGACTGCTGTAGACCCCTTTGCTTCTCATCGAGGAGCTATGGGGGATCAATATGCTGCAATGATGGCTCCCGGAGCTAAGACTGACCCTACCCAAATGCCGGGGTACTCTCAATGGATGAGTGGTGTTCTCAATCCCGCTATGGAAGCTTCTCAAGGCAAGCTTGCTGCTGCTGGTATGTCTGGTAGTGGGGCAGAGAAGCAAGAGCTACAAAAGGTCGGTCAACAAGGTTACTATGGCTTTATGACCGACTACATGAATCGTTTAGCTACGGGTAGTGGTGCTACCCAAAACCCTGCTGCTGGTGGACAGGCAATGATAGGCCAAGGTAATCAAGGCTTCTCGGACTTCAATGCGGGTCTTGGTGGTGTTGCTACGGGTCTTAATGGACTGTTTGGTAGTGGTAGCTCTGGTGGTGGTATGGGAGGTTATGGGTACAACAGTGCTCAAACAGTTAATGCTACAGGAAACCTAAGCAACAACGATGGTGGATGGGGTGGAGGCAGTGGTGGTTGGGGTACTGGCCCCGGCTCTAATGCCCAATAAAGGAACACCATATGGCTAATGCAATGCAAGACATGGCATCCGGTAGTGATGCTGTACTACAACTCCAACGTAATGTTGCTGCTGCTCCTGATGTTCAACAACATCAGAAGAACATCATGCAGGAGGAGGCTCTCAAGATAGACCAAGAGAAGGCTACCTTGGGTAAGACGGTGATGGAGAATACCATCCGTCAGACTGAGTTCCAAGCTAATCAAGAAGCTATCCAAAAGATGCAACAGCTTGCAGGAACTCCTGAGTACAAGAATGCTAAGGACTTTGAACAAGCAAAGCAAATCTCTGCGTTGTTTGCAAACATGGGTAAGCCTGTAGAAGCTGAAGCTGCTATGACCCGTGCAGAAGCTTTACAGACATCTTCTTACTTGAATGACATCAAACAGTACGATGCTCAATCTCGTGCTATCCAGAGTGCTGCTTCCGTCATTGAGAACATGCTTCCTGACAAGGTTAAAGATGCTGTAGAAGCTCTTCCTCCTCCTGCTAAGAAGGCACTCATAGACAGCATTGGGGCTGTCAACTATGCCAACATGAATGGAGCACAAGTTCAAAAGGCTGCTTCTGAACTGATGTGGTCTACCTCTGGCAAGCTTGGAGAGATGGCAATTCAAGCTAAACAGTTAATTGCTACTGAGCGATTAGCAGAAATACAAGCACGCATACTCTCCGAAGAACGAATCTCTATTGCTAGGATAGCTGCTGGTAGTGCAAGGGCTGCTGGTAAAGAAGAGTCTCGTGCTGAGAAGACATGGAAGGACTATCGAGGAGAAGTTGTAAGTCTTGATAAAGACTTCTTAGCTGCTGAAAAGGAACGTGAGACAGAGATCAAGATTGCCAAGGAAGCTGCTGCTGCTAGTGCTCCGGGGCCTATCTCTCGTGCCTTTGGTGTCAAAGAAACTCCTGCTCAAAAGGAATACGCTGCTCTTGTTCAAGATCGTTTAGACAAGCAGAAACAGTACTGGGATGAGAAGAGGGTCTTGGCTCAACACTCTGGAGACAAGGAAGAGATTGCTCGGGTAGAAGCTGCTTATGCAAAGACCTTCCCCAAGGAAACTCCTTCTCCTGCTGCTGAAGAGACTCCTAAGCCTGATGCCAAGCCTAGTGCTGCTACTCCTTCTCAAGTTGCTCCTAGTGCCAATGTTCCTAGTAACAAACCTGCTAGTGGGCAACAGGCTGCTCCTCCAGAAGCAGTTCAACAATTGATGGCAGACCCTTCAGAAAAGAACAAAAAGTTCTTTAAAGAAACATTTGGGTATTTACCTGACATGCCTTCTTCTACTCCTAAACAAAAGTCTCGTGGCGAACTCCTTCAAGAGAAGGTAGCTGCTGATAGGGCTGCTGCTGTGAAGAAGGAAGAAGCTCGTGTTGCTTCTGAAGCTGCTCGTCTTAAAAAAGAGGAAGCAGACAAAGCAGAAGAAGAGCGTAAAAAGAAAGCTAGAGGTGCAGCTACACTTCAGTCTATCTATGGGGCAAAAAGTCGATTGAACGACATGGTTCGTTAAGGAGTAGTGCATGGCTGAAGAAGTCAATCCGTTTGCCAAGTACGTTACTCCTGCATCTTCTGCTCCTTCCAATGGAGAAGAAAACCCATTTGCTAAGTACAAGAAGTCTAGTGGCTCATCTGGTGAGCCTGACCGTGTTAGCTCTCAATCTCTAGGTGATCTAGTTACTGGCAAACAGGGTGGACAAGATAAGGGTAAGCTTGCTGCTGCCGGGTATGGTGCTGCTTCTAATGTGGCTCCCGGTTTAGCTGGACTTGCTACAGGTGCGGCTGCTGCTGAAGTAGTGTCTCCTATTGCTGCTGCTTCTCTAGCTATTCCCGGCATAGGCCCTTTCGTAGCTGGTGGTATTGAGTTATTGGCTTTTGGTGGAGGAGCTATTGGAGGCTCTGAAGCTGCTTCTAAGATTCAATCTAGGCTCTGGTCTCTTGTTGATCCAGAAGGATTTGCTAATGCTCAGAAGACTATGCAAGCACACGAAGGTTATGCCACTGCTGGTAGCATAGCTGGTGGTGCTGCTGGACTATCTCCTAAAGTTGCTATAGACAAGACTGCTAAGTGGATCAATACAGCCATGAAAGCTAGGGCTGCTTCTGCTGCTACTCAGGCTGGTGTATCTGCTGGTTCTCAATTGGCGACTACTGGAGAGATTGATCTTAAAGAAGTAGGCATTGCTGCTGCTACTGGTGCTGTTCTTCCCGGTACTAATCGCTTAGGCAAGCCTTTTCATGCTGCTGGTACTGCTGTAGGAGGTGCTATTGCTAAACCTTTTACCAAAGATGCTACTAGTAACATTGATCCAACTAAACCTCCTGAAGGTGCTACTCCTGAACAGAAAGCCAAGTGGTTAGAAGAGGTCAAGAAGAATGAAGAAGTAAAGAACTCTAAAGCCAAGTTGGTAGAGACTGCTATCCGGGAGAAAGCTAACCCAAGGAACATTGAAAGGATGGGGCCTAAGCACGATGAAGCACGTAAGCTTGAGACCGCCGATACGCACGAACAAGGGTTCATTGATGAGCGTGGTAACTTCCTTACTCGCAAGGAAGCTTTCAAGAGGGCTAAGAACACTGGACAGGTACCTGAAGATCATGTCTTAGAGCAGCCTAAAGAGGGGTTGCATAGTGGTGACTTGCGTAAGGCTGGTGTCAAGGAGTTTGAAATCTCTACAGAGAAACCTGCTGGTGTTTCTACTACAGACAAGCCGCCTGTATCTCGGGATGACTTTAAAGGGCACATACGAGAAGTCTCGGCTCGTATTGAAAGTTTGAATATTCAAAAGACTGAAGCAGAACTTGCTGGCAAGCATGATGAAGCTGCCGCGCATGAAGCAGAGTTACAGAAGGCCCAACAAGAGCACGATGCTTTAGAAAAGCATATGCCAGAGGTTGAGTTTAAAAACAAAGAAAAACCTACTTGGCAAGAACTACATGATCATCTCTGGAACGCCAAGAATGTAGGAGAAGCTTTTGATCGTATTGCTAAAGCAGACATAGGTTCTCCGGGACAGAAAGCTTTAATTAAAGCTCTTACTCGTTCAAAGTTTATTCGTAGTGCCGATCTAGATTTACAGAATAAAAAGATTGGATATCACGATGAAAACAATGTTTGGAAAGAAGATGCTTCTGGTCTTTACACTGGCAACAAAGAACATAAACTAAGCTTAGGAGAAGGAGGCAATTTACAAGTCTTTATGCATGAAGGGATTCATGCTGGAACTCACGCTCTTATAAACTCTGGAAAAAGCAATGCTGCTATAGCTCTTAAGCGATTGCTGGCCTTACACAAGTCTGATTTAGGTTTAAAAGCAGATGAGGCTATGGCTACTTACAAACAGAAGTACCCCAATGTCACTATTGGGGAACAAAAGATTTATAGAGAGTACTTAGAGTACGGGATTAAAAATGAACACGAGTTCATTGCAGAAGCTTTTACCAATAAAGAGTTTCAGCAACTACTAAGTAAGCTTCCTTCAGACATGAATAAGCCTGCTTCTAAGCTTCTTAATGTGTGGGAAGAGTTTAAAAAACTTGTTGCTGATGGCTTGGGGATCAAGGATAGAACTGCTTTGGATGATGTCTTGGAACAAGGAACCAAGATGATTGAGGCATCTCGTAATCGTGTTCCTAGTAACAAACCTGTCTCAACAATCAGCACTCCTAAACAAGCTTCTTCTGTTGCCAGTAGATTTTCAGAGGAGCTACATGACTTGTTGGAAAGAAATGGTATTGCTGTAGCGCACAGTAGCCCACATAAGTTTGGAGCATTTAACTGGATTAAACATGCTCTATCTGGTGAGGGAAACATGGCTTTTGGTGCGGGGACTTATTTTTCTCGGGGGGATGGTACTAACAAGAGCTACCAAATGATGTCTAAAGACATAGTTGGTGAAAAGTACATGCTCGATCATCCTGAAATAGCTCAGAAAATGATAGACCTGACTACAGAGACAGACTACTTAGATAAAAAAATAGAAAAAGTACAAGTCAAGATTGATGACTTAAAAAGAGACTACCTCTTAGATGAACTCAAGTTCAATGCTCAAGACGAGTATGAGTCTTGGGAGATGATGCAGCACCCCAATCTTTTAGAGGGGAAAACTGCTAGTGAGTTGCATGACTTATATGACAAGCACATCATAGGGGCTAGAAAAACATTAGAACAATATGAGAGCAAGATTGCGGATCAGAAATCAGATTTAATTCTAGAGCGAGCTTCTCTTGAAGCAGAACAAAAGCTCATACAAGATGAGCGACGAGCTATAGATGAAGCCATGTTTAAGGAAACAAAAGTTCCAACATACCACTCTACTATTGAGGCTCATCCTGACGAGCTTTTAGATTGGAACTCCAACAAACAATCTAATTTAATCAAAGAGGCTTTTGAAACTCTAGGCGTATCTCCTGTTGCTCGTGCGGTAAAGATAACTGCTTTACACATGAGAGAGTTGGAGAAACAGCTTGTTGCTTCTGGTGGACACATACAAAGTGTTGATGTTGCTAGGGGTAAGTACGGTATATATGCTCAGAAACAACCAGATGGTAGCTACATAGGTTTTGTGCGGGAAGAAGAAGAAGCTGTAGCTATAACAAAAGACATAAAAGCTTCCTCTCTAAAAGAGTTACAGAACGAGTTTCAAAAAGCTTTTGCGGAAACTCCAAAGACAGGGGTTGAGTTGTACCGGGAACTGTCTCAGATATTGAAGCCTACTTTTGAAGAGGCTGAGATCGAGTATCGGAAATTATTTCCTGATGAAAAGAATCCTACTTCAAGACAAATTGGAAAGATGCAGGAGCACATCGGAGACACTAGAACATCTATTGCTCTCGCAGAGCAGGGTGTTGTGGGGCAAGTGCATAATGCCAATTGGGGTCGTGAAGAACAGTTTCGAAACTACGTAGTGTTTGATGACACTCGTGTCAAACAAAACTTTGTAGAGCTTGCTTCTAAGGGGGAGCCTATTCTCCCTGACGCTGCCGAAGCAGAAAAGTTTACCAAGGACACTTCTCCTGAAGTAGCAGAAGCTATCAAGAACATAGATGTCCGTACCATACCTAACAAAGCATCTTTTATAGAACATGCAACAGAGTTATTTCACACCTATGGTGAAGAGACTACTCTCAAGTTCTTTGATGACTATGCTACCGAGTTAAAGAAGCGTTCTATCCCTATCCCTACGGATCATCAAGGCTTGGATGATGCTTTCCACAAGATGACTACGTGGGAACAGGCTGATACTTCTGAGCATGTTATAGGTTATGGAGAGACTGCTACGGATGGATTGGGTAAGCGTCCTTCTATGTTGCATCCTATTGAACGTAAGGCTTGGGACAAGAAGGCTAAGGCTCAACTAGTCAACATCAATGCTGAACGTGAGACTGCTTTCTTTGCTCGGGAACATGGCAAAGATGTTGGAGGGCATCTAGGCGAAGTCCTTAAGGCCATTGACTCTGAGAATGAAGCTCTGATCAAGAAGATTACTGCTATGGGTGGGGATGTTGGTCAAGAGTTTGGTAGTGGTCAGTCTCGTTACCGTATTCAAGGTGGTGTTACTAGTAACTTTAAAAACATGGTTTCGGAGTTGTTTGCTAACCGTATGCCCTTCTCGGAGAAGGTGGCAGAACAAACCCATGCTGCTAAAGAACGTAGTGTGTTCCAGATGGATGATGGTCGTGTAGTTGAACTACATAAGCATCCTGAAGATGGGCAATTTAGATACCAAGATGAACGAGGTAAGTGGCAGATACGCAATGTTCATAAGGGTACGGAGATTTGGGAATGGAAGAATGGTTCTAAGGAACGTATAGGCTTTACCGAAGACCCCAATTTCAAACTAGGTGATTCTATAGAGATCAAAGATAGGACTACCAAAGAGAAGAAGTCTCTTACGCTTGTTGATGGCAAGGTAGATGCTATCGAAGAACATTCTCCTTACCGTTACTTGCATGATGCCGAAGCTTCTGCTCGTATGTCTAACATGGGCCTACGTAAGATGGCTCGTGAGTTGGAGTTGCTCAACAACCTCAAGGAATCTAAACTGTTTGAGAAGGTAGGGTTCTCCCCGGAGAAGTCTCTTAAGGACTTGCCTAAAGGCTGGGTTGTTCCTGACAGCTTGGATAAGATACCTCAACTACGTGGTTGGCATTTTGATCCCAAGACTGCTGCAATCATTGAGGACTTTGCTAAGGTGTGGGACAACGGCATGTGGATGAAGCTGAGTAATCAGATCGTTAAGAACATGATGTTGAACCCTCTTCCTCACATGTTCAATGAGGTTATGCACTTGTATAACGCTCGTGGATTTACAGGGTGGGTTAACCCCATATCCTTCGCAAGGTTCGTAAAGACTGGCTCTCTTGCTATGAAAGATGTAGCAGAGCAGACTCTGTTTTATCGTGATGTCATGCGTGAAGGAGGTTCTATCTTAGGGGCTTCTCCTCGTAATGGATTGTTCGATAAGATGATTATCGAAGCTGGTAAGCAGTTGGTAGATGACAAGCAGTTGTCTCGTGGTATGGGTTTGCTTGCCAAGAAGCTAGGGACTACCGTGGGTGGTCTCTATAACGGCTTGTCTCGTGCTTCTCAGAAAGCTATGTGGGTGTCTCGTGATGTGATGTACATGCAGTACATCCGTGAGATACAGAAGTTGCATCCCGAGATGGACTTGAAGAGTGTCATTGCTAAAGCAGAGACACACATGCCAAACTATCGTATGCCTTCAGAGGTGTTAGGTAGTCGTGGTCTGTCCAAGGCTCTTAAGAACCCTAACATCTCGATGTTCTCCCGCTACCACTACGGCATGGTGAAGTCTCTTGTCAACACTGTGAAGGACATCAACCCTGCTAACTTAAAGTCTGCTGAAGGTCGTGAGCACTTTAGGGATGGTGTGGACTCTATCTTGGCTATTGGTGTTGCTATGGCTGTCTTGTACCCGTTGATGGATGAGATGGCACAGGCAGTGTTTGGTGAGGGTGCAGAGCAACGTAGGGCTGGCCCTTACCACTTGATCAAGGCTGGTGCTGATGTTGCTTCTGGTGAGAAGGATGTCAGTGCTCTTATCTGGCCCGTGTTCACTTTCAACCCGGTACTGTTAACTCTCGGAGAGTTGATGTTCAACAAGAACATCTTCTCAGGTAAAGAAATTTACCATCCACATGATAAGCTCACTGATAAACTTGGTGATGCTGCCAAGTTTGCTGGTAAACAGATTCCTCAAGGCCCTGCTGTGATGGGTGCTGTTGCTGGTGATACTGACGCTAACATGTCTACCTTGGCTAAACAGTTTGACATCAAGGCTAAGACTCCTGCTCAGAGAGCTAAGGAGCGTACTGCTAGGAAGCGTGAGTTGGCTATGGACAAGGCTAGACAAACTAGAAGGGATAAGGGTACTTACCCATGAACCTATTGATCATAGATTGTGGAAGTGTCTCATTGGACTTTGCTCTTCGATGCAAAGCCTTTGGGCATACCGTGCGTGTGTATATACGTAACCATCCTGACGGTACTCGTTCTCAGGTTGGTGATGGTGGTTTGATAGATCGTGTTCCCCATTGGGAACCCCACATGAACTGGGCTGATCTCATCTTCTGCACTGACAACGTGTACTACATACACCAGTTGGAACGGTACAGGGATCAAGGCTATCCAATCATAGGGCCTAGTGTAGATACGAATAGATGGGAGCAGGATAGACAACATGGTGCTGATGTATTTGAGAAAGCAGGCATCCCGACTATCTCCTCAGTCGAGTTCTCTAGCTACGATGAAGCTATCTCATTTGTTATTAAGAACAATAAGCGGTATGTCTCCAAGCCTCTAGGGGATGGTGACAAGGCTCTTAGTTATGTCTCCAAGAGTCCTGCTGATATGGTCTTCATGCTACAGAAGTGGAAGAAGACTAATGCCTACAAAGGTGCTTTTATTCTCCAAGAGTTTCATGGTGGCTTAGAGATTGCTGTTGGTGGTTGGTTTGGTAAGGGTGGTTTCTCTAAGCACTTCTGTATCAACCACGAGTTCAAGAAGCTGCTTGCTGGTGATCTTGGTGTGTCTACTGGAGAAGAAGGCACTATTCTTTACTATGAGCAAGAGTCTTTGCTTGCTGACAAGGTTCTTAAACCACTTGAAGGGATGCTACATGGGCTTGGCTACACTGGGTATATTGATGTTAATTGTATTGTGGACGATAAGGGATTTCCTTGGCCTCTAGAGTTCACTATGCGTCCGGGATGGCCCTTGTTTATGATCCAACAGGCTCTACACAAAGGCGATCCTTGTCAGTTCATGTTGGACTTGTTAGAAGGTAAAGATACCTTACGTGTATCTGACAAGATAGCTTGTGGTGTAGTGATCTCTATGCCTCCGTACCCGCACAACAAGGGTACTCCTCAAGATGAACATGCTGGCTATCCCATGTTTGACTTGACTATGGAAGATGTTACTAAGAACGTTCATCTAGCTTTTGTTAAGTGCGGTGTTGCTCCTGCTATGGTTAATGGTAAGGTAAAGCTAAAGCATGAGCAGTTTGTTACTGCTGGGAACTACGTCTGTATTGTCACTGGTGTTGGTGATTGTGTTGAAGATGCTCGTGAAGACTGCTATGACCGCATCAAGAAGAAGATCAACATCCCGAATAGCTTAGGCTATCGGATTGACATTGGATGTAGATTAGAGGAACAATTGCCTAAGCTCAAAGCTATGGGGTACACAGACAAGGAGTATTGCGATGGCGAATAACCTTAACTACCCTATCCCACAGGTTCCTATCGGAGAGTCCTTTGTGTGGAGAGATTGGTTTCAACGATTAAGTAACGTTGCTTTTGGTACTGCTGCTGGTATCAATCTACCCGTGCTGATTACCCAAGGAGGTACAGGTTCTACTACAGCCAGTGCTGCTTTGGGTGCTCTAGGAGCTTCTGCTACGGGTACAGACACAACGTATGCATATAGAGCAAACAACTTGTCTGATCTTGCAAGTCTCAGTACTGCTCGTTCTAACTTAGGACTAGGAGGAGGAGTTTCAGGAACATTCAAGTCTGGAGATTTAGTCCCCAAAACTATTACCGTCACTAACGGTATCATCACTTCAATCGTATAAAGGTTTGTATGGACTTTTCTGACAATGGTATGGCTCGACTTAAAGTCTTAGAGGGCTTTAGGTCTACTGCATATAAAGACTCTGGTGGCAAATTGACTATCGGGTATGGACATCTGATAGTACCCGGTGATGGAACTCTAGCAGGGGATATTCTTGAAGAAGTTCAAGCTACCGGGCTGCTCAAACAAGACATCTCCAAGGCTGTCAAGGCAGTCAATGAAGGAGTTACTAGTAACATCAATCAGAATCAATTTGATTCTATGGTGATATTCACCTATAACGTAGGTGTTGGTAACTTCCTCAGTTCAACTCTCTTGCGTTACGTTAATGCCGGGGACTTCAACGATGCTTCTCTTGAGTTCTTGAAGTGGGATAAGGTACACAATGCTCAAGGCATGTTTGTAGAGGTAGCTGGGTTAAAGAACCGTAGACTTGCAGAGCAAAGCTTGTTCTTAACCCCATGTACCGCTTAGATCATGTTGATGCATTTGATCCTCGGCTAACACACGAAGAGAGTGTGGGGATACACATGTGCCTTGACAAGATAGAGAGGTACATTGCCAAGGGTAGGTTGATGGAAGCTCAAGGTGCTCGTAGCATGGTCTTGATCATGTGGCAGGCATTAACTAAAGAACCTTTAATTGATACAGGATGGGGTGAACTATGAATGATTTTCTAATGAGCATTGCTCCTACTATTGCTTCTGCTCTTCTTGGCCCCTTGGGGGGCATTGCTGTTGCTGGTTTGGGTAAAGTCTTTGGCATTGATAGTGCCACACAGAAGGACATTACCAAAGTCATAGAGCAAGGGAAGATGACTCCCGAACAACTAGCTGATCTCAACAAGTTGGAGATGGAGTTCAAACAACATGAAGCTGACTTGGGATTCAAGTACAAAGAACTAGAGTTCAAAGACGATGACTCTGCTCGTCAGATGCAGATAGCTGTCAAGTCTAATGTTCCTCCTACTCTTGCTGTTGTTGTTACTGTTGGCTTCTTTGGTATCTTGGGATTAATGATCTTCGATAAGAGCTTGGTTCCTAGTGAGCCTCTCTTGGTGATGTTAGGCTCACTGGGTACTGCTTGGACTATGATCATTGGGTTCTACTTTGGTAGCTCTCATGGCAGTCAAGCTAAAGATGCAATGTTAGCTAACTCTACTCCAATGTCTAAGAGTTAAGCTACAATAGCTGCTGTAGTGCAGTTGTCTCCTGTTGCTACTCCCTGTCGTACCTCTTTAGGTACGTTAAAAAGCCCCTCTTTAGGGGCTTCTTTTTGTCTACTTGAAGTCGTCCAATAGAGCATCTCGATCCCGATACAAGCGCAAGTACTTGTCCCTGTCTGCTACTAGTAACATGTACCGGGCTTCCCATTTCTTTTGAAGCTCTACTTGGGTAATTTTTAAGGTGTTGATTTCTGTAAGAAGATCAGCTACCAATAGGTCTAGGTCTCTTTCAACTTCGGTCATTCCAATTCCTTTCGTAGTAGTTGCTTGATGTCATGCAAGTCAGGGTGTCCTGCTTCCTTCCATTGAGTAACACGGTACAAGAAATCCAAAGCTGCTTGTGCTGCCTTGCGTAGACCAATCAGTTCCTCTTGCACATTTACAGGTATGGCGCGGAACTGCGTCACACAGTTCGGGCAGATCACTTCGTCGTTGTTTGGCTGCACTTGCTCGGCCTTTGGCAGTTCATCAGGTTCTGGTTCAAGCAATCCGCAATGCGCGGCACCACATGATGTGCCACCATCTTCGCCGCACTTCCAGCACCCTTCTGGCTCCGCATCAATCTCCTGCCCAAGTAACTCAGCCTCACTGTACTTATCACATGCAGCTTTGAGGCGTTCAACTTCTTTGCGTAGCTGCTTATCAGACGCATCTGCTTCATGCAGCCATGCCCTTGCTACTTCCAACTCTGAGCGTAGCTGGTCACGCTCCGCTGTCAGTTCTGCGAGTTCTTTGCGTAGCTTTGCATTTGTCTCTTGCATGTGGCCCCAGTTCTCCAATGCAGCGTTGTATTCGCTGTTTAACTGGTCACGCTCCCGCATGTAGTGGTCACGCTCATCAATGGCGATTTTGACGCTCTCAAGCAACCCATCACGCTCCCGCAGGACAGCGCGGGTGTAGTCACGATGCGATTGCAACAGTTCATCTAACTCACGGCGTGATATGGCTACCTGTGATTCACGCGCCAGTTCCATAACTCTTTGATTCATGTCTGCTCCTTCGCAAGTGCGCGGATAGCCTTTGCACAAAGTACCCCGCTTACTTCTCCATAGTGAATCAATGAATCACACAACATGGCACATTGCTCCAGCCCACGCAGGTACTCTGCGCGTCCGTAGTCACGCAGTTGGGATTCTGTGTAGAGTCCGTCTCCTCGACGTAGCTTGTATCCCATTGCAGTAAAGGTTCCGACCTCTCCAAGCAGACTTCCAACAGTGGAACAAGGCTCTGGTAACTTAATCATGGCCTTGCTCCAATGCTGCACGGGCAGCGTCAATTAAATTAGCCAGAGTTGCGTCTTTTGCGGAAGGCGAAAATGCGAATTCAATTTTCCCAAGCAAGTCCCGCAGCTTCTCGTTCTCTGCATCAGCGGCATCGAGTGCAGCAACAACTGCATTTCCTGCTTTGACTCTGCGTTGTACTCCGTCCATGCCTTGATAGTTAGATACATGTTCGACAACTAGCTCTTCTACCAGAGGCAGGATTGTTTCTTTCAGACTCATTTTTTACTCCCGATCACCGCCATTGCGATTGCCTTTTGTGGTGTGTCTGCATTTGTGCCATGTGGTGTCCACCACATACCATTGATCAAGCGTGGAAACTGATCGTAGCGTTCCGCAATCGGAGCAGTCACTCTCCAATCACGATAGTCGAAGTCTCTCCAGATACCACTTGTTGAAGTCTTAACCATTACTCCCCACATGAATACTTCAACATCGTCCCACCCAATAGCCAGCGCCAAGGCGCGGCTTATTTCTAAGTCAGTCATTTCTTTCCCCTTAATTCTGCAATCTCTTTCTGATACTTAACTGTATATGCATACAGTTCCTTAACCCGCTTACGGTTGTAAGCTAGGCTTCGCTCCAAGTTAGCAATTTGTTTGCTTTTGGCTTTGTGTAGAGCTAGTCTCTTTTGTAGGGTAGGGACTAGCCTTTCATTAGCCATGTTCTGCTTACGCAGTTCTCGGATTTCTTCAAGCATTGCTGCTTGGATCATTTTGTTACTAGTACCATTTGCATGGTTCATAGCTTTCAGTCTGTGCTGCCAAGATGCAACGTCTGTCATTTGTGGCTTCTTGGGTACTCGGTATCTCCTCCTGTTGAGAAGCTTTTGTACTTCAAATGATCATCTGCTCCGGGTCTCATGGCAATAGGTTTATCCCCATCTCCTGTGCGATAAGGCCCCGGACGAGTGATAGCTGTCTTGTTCATTGCAAGAGCTTCGTCCTTCTCTTTAGCACGAGCTTGCCAGTTACGAGAACGATATGCAGCATTAGCCAAGTCACTTGTCTTGGGAGTCAAGTGCATAGGTGTCATTACGTTCTCTCGTAGAACCTGCTTTGTTAACTTCTCTTTGTTCATCGTACAACTCCTTCTAAACGATCTGCTACCAGCTTTGCATAACCAGCGATGTCTACCCAACTGTCAGGGTAGTTGTGGTCTCCATTGATGATCCTTCCAATCTTGTGGGCAATCATGTCAAGAGCTTCTTGCATATCTGATGGAAGAGTCTTGTGTCGAGTAATCAAGTGCTCATTCATCAAGTGCTTTAGGTCTTGGGTAATGGCTGCATGGGAAACAAATGTTCCATAACGTGATCCACGTTCTGCTAGGGTGTCTGCTAAGTTAGTCATAGGTGTCTCTTTATGTAATCTATCCATTGATGTTGGTCTGCAAATTTACAAGCTTCTAAGCCATTCTTTTCTGCCCACTGTAGGTAGGTAGTGCTACTCTTCTTTGAGAGCTTTTGATCCCTGTATAGGACGTAGAGGATATGGATGTCAGGGTGTTGCTCCTTGATGAGACAAGCCTTCTTCCTATCAGCACTAGTCCACAATCCTTTGGTCTCTATGTACACGTTACTAGTAACAGTAAAGTCCGGTGTGTAGGTATGCTTGCTTGCCGGGATCGTGTATTTGATCCTGTCAACTTCATAGGGTAGGTCATACCCTAAAGCTTTAGTAGCAACTTGGAATCGTTGTTCCAAGCCACTCTTGTAAGCAGCATCCAAGTGCTTTCTAGGTTTCATCTAGTACCCTCTCACACATGGCTTTGTGCATATCCAAGGCTTCTTGGTAAGTAGAACAACGCATTTGTTCTTGATCCAACTTACCTCCAAACACCATAGTTTCAAAGATGAGTGGTTTTCCTTCTTGGTATCCGTGATCTAACCCCAAGAACACGGTACTGATGTCAGCACCACGCAAGGTAGTTCGATCTATCTGCCTGTCCATCTTTTTAAAAGCTAAAGACCAAGTGTGTAAGTCAGTCTTTTTGACTTCTTTCTTGTCATTCATAACGTAGTACAAATCTATCCTCCTAGTTGTGCTTTCTTCCAACCTTCTCGCATACGAGCATAGGTCTCGGGTTCTGCTACTGCTTTGAACAAGAGCATCTGAAACATTGCAGCTTCTTGTTTGAACTTCATTGCATAACCCGTAGCTACGATAGCCCATACAAACAATACCATCTCTGTGTAAGAGAACTCAATCATGTTTATCTTTCTGATGTTGTTGTTGCCCCTCACCTTCGCCACTGTGGAGTGTCGAAGCTGGGGGATGATCGGCTACGCCGCTGCTGCTGTTCCCCGCTTCGCGGGTTGCTGTTGTTGGTGGTAGCCACTTGTCGTAAGGCTTCTGCCATATGTATAGCAGTTGCATGTTGAGATGAAATCTCTCATCGTCGTTATAGAGTTCACGGCACTTCTCGTACCACTCCAATTCACTATAAAGCCCTTCTAAGGCTTTGTTAGCTTTCACTGGGCCTATGCCCTCAACGCCGAAGATGTTGTCACTACGGTCTCCTATGAGACTCTGTAGGTATAAGAATTTCTTTCCTTGTGTTGTCTCTACGTGATCCGTTTCCTTTCTAACAAAGTTGTAGTGTTTACCGGGTATCTGTTTTAAGTCCTTGTCTATTGAGCAGATGACTGTAGTGCCTCCTGTCTTGTCTTGTTGGATACCCATCTCATCATCGGCTTCATAGCCATCACACATGATTGCTCTATGTTGCGTAAGCAAGTAATCACGTATAGCTTGCCAATGTGCTGGTCTGGCATCAGGTCTCTGTGCTTTGTAACTAGGGGATATGTCTCTTCGGAAGTTGTTACTTCCAGTGAGAAATACTGTGTAGTGTTGAGCACCAGTCTCTTCCAAGATCATGTTAATGGTTGAATCTGCTCTCGATAGAGCTATCCACACTTCATCATTCTCTGCACTACAAGCTGCCCTGTAGCACACGATGTCTCCATCTATCAAAGCTCTCATTCGAGACTCCTCTTCCAACCAAACCTCAAAATGTTACTAGGAGCATGTTGCTCGGTAGTACGGTTCATACGGAAGGCTTGTATCTCTGTGAGACCTTCCCAAACTATCTCCTCTCCATCGGTAGTGATGATAAAAAAGTAAAAGTTACTTAGTGGCATATGTCCTCCTTATGCAGCCGAAAAGGGCCACTGATTGCTCAGTGACCCGGTTAGAGATTACGTGGGATTAAAGTAGAGTGCCTTGCTCTGCTTCGTTTTCTGCTTCTGCTTCAGCTAAGTCAAGGTCTCCTGCTGTGTAAGCTTCAAACTTACGAGCAAAAGAGATGACCAAATCTAAAGTAGAAACTTCCAAATCGAAAGGCTTGCCACCACGAGCAGCAATATAAAGATCAGTGGCTCTAGCCAATGCGTTCTGTCTAACAATTGCTCGGTCTCCATGTAGAGGGGGTATAGGAAATACCTTGTCTTTAAATCCACCACCATAGCTCTTGGTAGGTGCTGCCATAGCACTGCCAGCAGTAGAAGTGGCTGCGGGAGTTGGAGCACTAGTGCGAGAGAGAATGTTGATTGATTTGGCTTCTAAGCCATAAGTGCCTGTAACACCATCAAAGTCTACGGTGTACCCTACTTCGACATTGGGGTTCTTAAAACCACATTTGACCCAACCACCATTGATCTTGATTGAATACGTGGGCTTAACACCAAACTTGGTAGTTACGTCTTTAGTGGATACGGCTTCCACTACGCCTGATTGCATTGTCATTTAATTTCTTCCATTTCAAACCAGTTAGCCCCTACGGATACGCCTGCATTGAGCTTGAGCGCCAAGGGGTGCTTAAATGTCTCTTCAAAGTACTTGTGTGTGTTCTGAAATATCTCCTTTATATCTAAGATGAAGTCACCGATTGCTTCTACTTTCACATCAAAGAGTACGCTGTCGTGAATGGTGTTCAACAACTTAACGTCTTCTCTGCCTATCAGCTTACGAAAGATAACTCCCAACATCATCGGGACAATATCTCCTGTAGCTAAACCTTGAATTGGATAATTCTTTAACTCTGTTGGTGAGAATGTGTAGTTGCTTAGTGACCAAGCATTCTCGTTGTAGTACTCTGTAAATACAAACCTGCGACCTGTAGGTGTAGTATGTACGAAAGTACGAAACTTTTCCAATGAGCCTTCTTTATCTTTGAAGTGCCTTCCATAGGCATCAACTAATGCAGCAAATTCCTTGTGCCACTTTGCTACGTTAGGGTAACGACCATAGAACACATTGACAAACTTGGTAGCTTCTTCCAAAGAACACTTGGCTTGCTTTGCAATAGCTTTAGCACCAGCACCATAGATTAGTTGGAATGTACGTCCCTTAAAGGGTTTACGTTCTTCCTTGGTAGGGTATCGACCATACATATCTTTGTAGAGTTCTGAGTGGATGTCAGCACCTCCTGAGATGTCTTTGATAAGTTGCTTGTCATCTGTTACGTGAGCTAGTGCAACTACTTCAAGTTGATTGAAGTCCACCTCAACTATCAAACCACTTGTACCCCAACGAGAGTTAAATATCTTCTTGATAGGATTGTTGGAAATGTTTTGTAAGTTGGGGCTAGTGGAAGATAGACGTCCTGTGACTGTTTGTGTGTGGTTTAGTTTGCCGTGTATGTAGTCGTTGATTACATGCTTAGAGAGACCTTGCACATATGTTGATAGCTGCTTGGAGACTGTCCTGTATTCCAAGAGATTGTTGATGATCTCTCTTGCTTTGACATTGAAGGTGTGATCCAACATGTCTGTAAGTACAGAGTCATCTACAGAAATCTGACCAGTCTTTGCACTAACTTTCTCAGGGTCGGGCTTGTAATCAATAAAGGGTTCAACAGTAACAACCTTGTCTGCCAACTTAAATTTGGGTTTGCCATTCTTGTAGACTCCTACTTCTTCATTGACTCTGATCTTCTTCTTTCCACCAAAGAAGAACTTAGACCATTGCATTGGGCTGTTCACATCTTCGATGTACCCAACTGTCTTTGCTTCTAATCCAAGCTTGCAATCAACAAAGCTATTGACCACCTCTATTGTGTAGCTGTCGAGAGTAGCCTTGTCAATATGCAAGCCGTTGTACATCATCTCAGTGGTAGCTTGTAGAGCTTCCATCTGTGTTTGAATGAGTGTTAGTTGGTCTTGGGCTTTTGCTATTTCCCATTGCTTGTTCGCAATCTTCCAAGTCACTTCAACATCTTGCTTGAGATATGTTACTAGTAACTCAAAGGGAACCTTCTCAGAGCCTAAACCGTTTTCAAAGTAAGCTTTGACTTTATCGTCTTTGAGAGGAAAGCCGTACTTGAGAGCCAAGTCATCTAGAGAGGAGAACTTGCTACGTTGTCCCGTGATGATGTATTCAGCTATCTGTGTGTCCCACACTCGGGACTTTTGAATCAACTCTTTAAGAGATGGTTTTGTCCTGAACATGTACAACATGTCAAATGCAAAGTTATGCCCACAAAAGATAGCTCCAACCTTAGGGTAGCTCTTAAGTGAGAACTCAAATGCAGCAGCATCTTCATAGAAAGCAACTGGTCTTCCTGTTGAGTCCGTCATACCGAATGCTACGACTCGGTTCTCTGGACACATTGGATGCGCTGATCCTATGTCTTCGTTTCCGTTGAGTGTTGTCTCAACATCCACCGCAATAAAGGTGGGAAGGGTCATGGTTTATCCTTCAATTTTCTTGCCATAGAGGATTGCTTGAAACACCGTAATACGATGTTGCTTCTCCATAACATTCAGGGTCTTGCATACGTGAGTAGCAAGTAGGAATTTGTCATAGAAATCCTTGTTGTCGGTTACTATGAGATTGATGTCTCCTTGTTTGAGAGAGATGAATTGAGAGGTGGTCTTGCTATCAGGAGTGAAGTAAACCTCACCTCCTACAAACCCATTGGCTTTGCAGTCGTGGATAAGAGTAGCAATTGTCTCGGTGTAAATAAGGATGTCTTCGTCCGTATCTTTGGGAGGAGGATTACAAGTAACACGGCTACCAACAAACTCCATGTCTATCATGTTGTCGATAAACGGATTGAACCTCAATGGCATTGGGGCATCCCACAACATAGTTGTTTCTTCGTCTTTCACCCATGCTGGTGCTTTTACTGGGTAAGTCTCATAGGTATATGGGGATGGATCAGCGTCATAAGACATACGAGATTTGTCTCTAGGGAGTACTCCTACTCTTTTAGGATCATATGTACTTGTGTACTTGTTTTTTGCTTTAGCCATGATTACTCAAACCTTGCCCGTACAGGGTCTATAGTTACAAGGTACTGCCCATGTCGTTCTGATTCGGTTTGCTTAGGCCCTCCTCCGGGCAATTTGTTCTTAGGAACATTTATCGTCCTAATCATCTCTTCTTCGGGGTTCTTTGGTTCTTTGTATTTACCAAGGGTAATGACAGCATCCGCTTCTCCCGGCTTATCCGTCTTGCTTCCACGGAGAGCATCCATGCCGATAAACGGAGGGTCTTTAAGATCAACAGCCGTAGCACTAAGCTGTGAAGCCGCAATGACCGGGCCATAAGTACGAGCCAACTCTCTAGCCCATTTGTAAATCTTCCCGAGCATGATGTGTTCTGGTTCATCATTTTTGAATCCTGTTACTTTGTCTAGCTGATCGAAGACAATCAGTCCGGGATTAACTTCTTTGAATAGAGTCTCTAAGTCCCGAATAGAGTTAGTGTCTTTAGTGACACGTATCTTGTCTTTGTTGCCTCCCATTAGTGCTGTGTAAGCAGTCATGGCTGTTTTAGCGTCTGCAATCATGTCTTTGCTTGTCATGCCCAAAGCTGCTTGAACAATGCGAAAGAACACAACTGAAGACTCTTCTTCATTGTTAACCCATACAACTGGTCTATCACTAGGTAGTTGTTGGGCTATGTAGCTAATTTCAGAAGCTAGGAAAGTTGTTTTACCTACTTCTACTCTAGCTGCAACAATAACGAAGTTGCCAGTACGTAGAGGGCCAAGGGAACGATTAAGAGGCTCCAATCGCCACTCATACCCACTGCTAGAAATTCGATCAGCAATACCAGAGAGATCAGCAGAGACAAACAACTCATCTTTTTCAATATACCTTTCAACATCTTTTAAAGCACTTGTAGCAAGGATGTGTACATGCTCCAAGTCACTAGAACCTTCTTTAACTTTCTCACATTCTTCCATGATCCTTGAGAGGTAATCCAACTCGATAAGAGTCTTGATTACTTCCTCGTGAGCATGGTGGGGAACAAAGCTTTTGGCTTTGGTAAGAGACATGCGTAGCTTGATGATTGAATCATCTGTCAATCTCTTGCTTTGGTCTGCAATGAGATAACTAGAGAATGTTTCCCAGTCAAACGTTTTGATAGATGGAAAAGTCTTGTAGTACTTCTCCATGCCATCAAGGATGACCGTAGTCTCTTTGACTACTGCATGTGGTTTAACGTACCGTCTGTACTTGAGCAGGTTTTCTTTGCTCTGAGCACACAGATGGAGAATCGAGTAATCCATTTGTTCCTTCTTATGTTGTTGGCACTATGGCTATAAGCTGTAGTGGTGTGCATTGTTTGGGTTCTCTGTCCATTGCTATCTTGTGGATAGAGGTCTCTTGGGGGAGGTAGTGTCTAAGTTTGTGCTCTGCTTTTGTTGCTCCTTCTACTCCTGCTCTGTCAGGGTCTAGCCAAATCCAGATATGCTCAAAGTTCAATTCAGCTATCTGGATCAATGTTGTGTCACTTATCGTTGTTCGTAGCAAGGCTACTGAGCTAACTTTGGTGTCCTGTGAAATACGAAAGGCACTAAGGTAGTCTTCAGTGATTACAAGAATCTTGCTGCCATTGTGGAACCAACTGGAATCTCCACGATTGTTCTGTTCAAAGAAGTGTGTGGAGTACTTTGGAATAGCATCCGGGATGAGATTACGTAGTTGGTAGCCTATCAAGCTGCCTTCAGCATCTAGGAGGTCTAGGGAGAGCTTCTTGGGCTGTCCTTTGACACCATTAAAGACTCTAAAGGTGTCATCACAATAGTATTTAGCTAACCAAAGCTTTCCATCCATAGTCATCTCACATAACTCTGGAATGGTGTTCTTAGTAACACTTGTTTCTTCAGTGTGGAACCAAGTTGAGAGTCTTCCTGTCAAGTCCCCGGCAAAGCCTTTGTCATTGCAATGGTGGCAATAGGCTACAAGTCCTTTTTCAGTACGCTTGATGTACAAGCGTTTCTTCTTGTCTATTCCTGCTTCGCAGCCTACATGGTTTACGTGTACCTGCTCCCCCATTGTTTTGGGAGCATTTTTGAGGATCAATGCCCTGTCTATCATCTTTGTCTTTCGTAAAGCGCAGAAGGCAATGCCCCCTTTCGGAGGCACTGAGTTTCTAGGTTTTAGATGGACGTACCGTAAATCTTGACAAACAACTCGTCAGCAACTTTACGTTGTGTGTCGTTGAGTTTGTTGAGATAGGTAGTGGTGAATGCTTGCCTGAGGGAGCTTCCTGCACGAAGCTTCTTGCAAATGTTCAACAAGGTACGTGGTGAGATTGTCAAATTGAATTGACCTGCTTTATAGCCTTGGCGTACCAAGTTAGCGAGTTTCACCAATTCTTTAGTTGCTTTAACAGAAAGCACCTTATCAAACTTGTTTTTAAGCATCTTTTCCTCTACATCTGCTGCGAGGTAATCAACGTAAACCGCTGTACCGAAGCGATCAAGTGTAGCTGTGTTTTGGACGTTTGTGCCAGAGTGAGCACCCGTGTCATCACCTTGGCCTTGTGTGTTACCAATAGCTACGATACGAAAGAACTCGTGAGGAACAATGTGTTTGTCCTTGATTGCACCGGGCTTCTCTTTGAGTACCAACTTTCCATTTTCTTCCAAGAGCCATTGAAGACCCATAGAGATTTCAGGAGGAGTTACATCCCATTCATCCCATGCAAAGACTGCACCGTATTTAACAGCTTCAGTCACAGAGCCATCTTCCCAGTGTGTAGAACCGTCCTTGGCAGTCAATTGACCAAAGATCATGGAACTATCCATGTCTCCTGTGCAGTTAATACGCAAGAAGGGACGGTTGGTACGAGCACAGAGTTGTTCAATCAGAGATGATTTACCTGCTCCTGTGGGGCCGTACATCAGAGTTTTGTCATTGAGTTCCCAAGACATGAGAACATCACGACAAAGCTTTTCGTCTAACACATAGTTAGTGTCAATCTCAGGAATCAAGAAAGCAATTTTCTCATCCCAGTTGTAATCGAAAAAGCAAGTAACAGGAAAGTTGTTACTAGTAACGTCTTTACCCAAGATGTCAGAAAGAAGCTTTTGTCCATCTTTTGTAGGAGTCAAAGCAACTTCAATCTCTTTTTCGACAGTTTCAATAGCCTCTTCAAACACTTCAGCAACTTCTTCTGTCTTTGCAGAGAGTTTGCGTTTCTCCATAGCTTCTTTCAAAGCTTCTTTGACCATAGAGTCAACTCGACCTTTTGCTTCACTAGACATTTAAAATCCTCTTTTCGATAAGTTGTAATAACATTGTTGGAATCTCATCTGGTCTGCTCACTACAGAATTGGCTTTGTAGTAATGCTTTACAGCATCATGGCAAAGACCTAAACCGTAGATGTTTACCATCTTGGCTCGTTCAATTTCTTGAATCGATTTACGGGTAAATTCTTCTAACCCAAAGCTAGATTTGGATGCCATTGGTGTGCCATCTGACATCACCACTAACAACCGCTTCTTCTCTTTACGTTTTAATAAACGTTCATAAGCCCATAGAATGTTCTCTCCATCTGGATTGCCATCCATGTGCTTGCTACTCGTTGCAAAGTAGTCAATCATGTCTTCTGAACTCACTTTCAAGCTATTGAAAGACTTGTAGATAAACATGAGTGGTACGGCTTCTCGTCTGTATCCATCTACAGCATATCCGTCAGTAAAACCTAAAACTTCCAAAGGAATGTTCAAGGTAGAACAAACTTCATTCAACAACAATGTAGAAGCTAAAGCAAAGTAAGCTTTCTCTCCATTCATTGATCCAGACATATCCACCAAGACCGTCATTGCTGCGTCAAGGGTAGTGTTCTCTATGCGAGTCTTGAAAACCTTCTCTGAGAAACCGGGAGCATTAAAGCAAATCCGGGATAAACGAGATTGGTCTAGTTTTCCTTTCTTTGTTCCATACTGGGTTTGTACCTTTGCTCTGATCTGGATCAAACGTCTTACTTGTTGTGCAAAGTTTTCTTGTTTGATCAAGAACTTTCCACAACGTTCTTCATAGCCGTACTTAAAACCAGCAGCATGGGCATGACTATCTAAGTAATGCTTTGCTCCAATATGCTTTGGGTAGTCAACAACAAGGAATTTGTCAAAGTCAGTCAAATCCCAAGTTCCTCCTCCAAGAGCTACTGGATCAGAATTGAGACCTATTCGTCCCATCTCTTTGCCTTCTTCGGGAGAAGTAATAGAGAATTTCTCCAAGTCTTCTTTGGTAACGAGTACTTTGACTATCTTGTATTCAGTGTCATCATCCTCTTCAAGAACATCGTCTTTCGTCTCTCCATCCTCACTCTTTGATGTTCCCAACTCTTCAGGGGATTCTCCATCGGATTCCGTACCCGCAGATGCCTTCTTCTTTTTGGTTGATGTTGGTTTGTCACCCTCGCAAGGAGTCTCTTTAGGCTTCTCTTCCAGTTTGATGGACAGTGCTTTAAGTATGTCATACGCTATCTCATAGGTTGCTGTGGTTCCTAGTCGTTTATCCAATATGAAATGACTATCAAGCAAACGGCTACTAAAACGAGTAAGGACATCTTGAACTTCTTTGTTGGGAGTAAACCCACTTGTTGCTAATTGAATAAGTGGGAATGTTGAAGAACAAATATCAGCTTCCCAACAGATCAAGTTACTAATAACTTTTGTCATTAAAGAAGGCTCTTTGCTTGCTTTATTCAAAATCTCTCTTACCAAATCAGCAGAGCAATCATCCCAATTGTCTTTGAAGCCTTTGTACTCACGAGCTTCAATGTTGTTTACACGGCTATCTTCCAAGAAGTTCCATGTAAACATGAGCAGGGACATAGGATCAATCCCCTTCTCTTTGAGGACGTCAAAGCAGCTATAGCGGTCATGGGCTACTTCATGGTCAGTAGATGCCATAAGCTGCTGTAACTCGCGTTTAGTGGTCTTCCAAGTGATCTTTGGAAGATAGATCGTCTTGCTGTCATGCCTCGGACGATTGCAATCCTCAAAGACCACTCCTAAGCCAGCCCTTCCTGCACTGGCTCTGACATATTTCATCACTTGAATGCCTTCGGTTAGCATTTATAGACTCGCTACAAATTGACCAACTTCACGATAGACATCACCTTTTGACAGATGTTCAGGAACATTGCCAATCAGGTTACAAATCCGAGTAACAAACTCTTCCAGAGTTACTGGAGTAGTTTCTTCTTTCTTTCCCTCTTTGATCTTGTTTTGCAAGTAAGTCTTGCCATAGAAAGTGCCATTGCTATCAATCAATGCAATGTTCATCTTCATAGCTGTCATCACAACAGACTTGCCTGATCTCCAAGGAGAAGGCATAGAACTCACCTCAAACTCTTTTTTGATCAAGCTCTCAGTTGCTTTCAATTCCTTTGCAAAAGTGTCTACAGTGCTGTGTGTATAAGCCACTGAGATCATCTTCTCAAAGGTACTAACTGCACTAGCATCGCTAACAAGAGACTCAGTTGCAGCCTCATAGAGCTTGGGCGATACATCAGCTTTCTTTATTTCGGTCATTAAGACCTCCTTCTCGGTTATGACAACGTTACAACAACATTGCCTCCTAATACCCCATGTTATTAATAACAGA